GCCGCCAAGGTGAAGGGGGAACTGCCCACGCGCCGTGAGCAGTCGCTGCTCTATGCCAACCTCAAGGAAGAATTCAATGAGGCCTGGTACTGGTCTGGCGAGCAGCGCGAGGCAGGTTCCGCCTGGACTCAGGATTTCTTCATTGGATACCAGAGTTGGGTCTACTCGAGCTACCAGTGCCGCGCGCGCGCCGTCCGCAGAATAGTTATTTAACCATTCAATAATTCATTTATTCAGCATGGCTCTCCACACCGACCTGCCCATTTACAAAGTGGCCTACGACCTGCTCGATGCCATCACCGACCTTGCCAAAAATATGCCTAGAGACTTCAAACAAAGCATCGGTGGCAAGCTGAGGGATGAAGGCGTAGAGATCGTGACGCTTATCTTCCGCGCCAACTGTGCGCGCGAGAAAGCGCCCCATCTCGAAACGCTGATCGAGCGGCTGCAGGTTGCCGAGCTGCTGTTGCGCCTTTCGCGCGACAAGCGGCTCATCTCGACCGGCCAGTATGCCAAGGCCATCGAGTTGACCAATAAGGTCGGCAAGCAGGCAGGTGGATGGCGTCGCTCCGCAATGTCGCCCGCTTCATCAGGGTCACGGCCATGATGACTGTGCGAAATGTAGATCTGGTCGTGCCGCTGGCCGATAAGGCCACCGCCATGCGCACCACAGAAACCGCTGGGTTAGTTGCCCGCGATAGGTCTGGCGCAGTTTCCCCGTTGACCGACTGCAGCGGTCGACAGGGCGACGTAGATAGCACGAACAATCGCAGCGCGAGGCAGGTTCCGCCTGGAATCAGAATTTCAACAATGGAAACCAGAATTGGAACAACACGAACAACCAGTGCCGCGCGCGCGCCGTCCGCAGATAAACCCGAACGCCACCATGCTGATTTTTCTTTTGAGGAACTGGTGCAGGCCTACCTCGACTGCCGGCGCACAAAGCGCAGCAGCGCCAGCGCCATGGCTTTTGAAATGGCTCTCGAACGCAACCTGTTCACCCTGTACGAAGATCTGCAGGAAGGCACCTACCGCCCCGGCCGCAGCATCTGCTTTGTCATCACGCGCCCCAAGCCGCGCGAGGTGTGGGCGGCAGACTTCCGCGACCGCATCGTCCACCACCTGCTCTACAACCGGATCGCGCCGCGCTTCTACGCGGGCTTTATAGCAGATTCCTGCGCCTGCATTCCGGGGCGCGGCACTCTCTATGGCGCCCAGCGCCTTGAGGCCAAAATACGCAGCCTGACGCAGAACTGGAGCCGCCCGGCGTACTACCTCAAGCTCGACGTGGCAAACTTCTTCGTCAGCATCAACAAGCCCATCGTGCGCGAACTGCTCGCCCGGCGCATCACCGAGCCGTGGTGGATGGATCTGGCTGAGCAGGTCCTGTTCCACGATCCACGCGAGGATTTCGAACTGCGCGGCTCGCCGGAGCTGCTCGACCGCGTGCCGGCGCACAAGCGCCTCACCGCCCAGCCGCCTCACCTCGGGCTGCCCATCGGCAACCTGTCGAGCCAATTCTTCGCCAACGTCCTGTTGGACGCCCTGGACCAGCACATCAAGCACGATCTGCGCTGCCGGCATTACGTCCGCTACGTCGACGACATGGTGCTGCTGCACGAGTCGCCGCAATGGCTCAACGCCGCCCGCGCCGACATCGAGGCGTGGCTGCCGGCAAATTTAGCCCTGAGACTAAATCCGGCTAAAACTATCCTGCAGCCGGTTGACCGCGGCGTCGACTTCGTTGGCCAGGTCATCAGGCCATGGCGCCGCACTTCACGAAAAAGAACCGTAAATGAGGCCTTGAGCCGCGTGCGCCAGATCGACGCCGCCAATCTGTTCGAGACGGCCAATAGCTACTTCGGCCTGTTCCGGCAGGCAACGCACGGCCACCGCGTCCGCGCGCGGCTGGCCAATGTCCTGCGGTACAGAGGGCACTCGATCAAGGCTGATCTGACCAAAACGTATAGAACAAAAGGAACCACTCTATGAAATTACACCGCGAATCGGTTGCAGATGTACTTTCAATCGTTGAATCATACGGCCCGTGGGGAGCGGATATTAACGAAGGTCTGCGTTTCCAAATAATTCTAGCCGACGAAGTGAAGCGTCTTTTAGCTCTAATCAATACTCCAGAGCTGAATGATTTTGCCAAGGGCGTCGTGCTCGAGGCCGTCCACCAACAAGAGCGCTGGCCAGCTGGTCACGATGAAGGGAAAACTGACGCGGACTGGTTCTGGCTCATCGGTTATCTTGCGCAGAAAGCCCTCTATTCTGCTATGGCAGACGATCACGACAAGATGCGCCACCATGTCATAACCACGGCTGCAGCGCTGGCAAACTGGCATTTGCAGATGATGGGCAAGTGCAACATGAGGCCTGGGATTGCCACTCCTGCGGATACAGCGCAGCCATGACCCCCTGGCTCTCCCAACCTGAGATAGATGACCTCTGCAAGCCGCTCACACAGCACGCGGCGCAGATCCGTTTCATTCGCGGGCTGGGCCTTACCGTGCGTGAAAAACCCAACGGCGCAGCGCTCGTCATGCGCACAAACTTCGAGACAGTCATGAATCCAGCAGGGAACCCACGCAAAAACCAAAAAATGCTTCCAGATGCCACAGGCTTGCGGCTTATTTTCAGTAAGGGTTAATATGCCATGCATGGCTGGCCGTAGAAAAGACAATCCGCTCGGACTTGAGCCTCGCGTGTATCCAAAACGCAAGGCGTTTTACTACGTCCACCGGGATGGCCGATGGGAACGGCTGGATGGAGCCGGGCGAGTACAGCAAATGGCTCGCCGGAAGGAAGGATAGCGAAGCGCTGCGCGCAGCGTGGGCGGCGGAGCAAGCTTAAAGTTTAGGCAAGATGGCCAGGATTGCCGCAATTCGGACATCGCTTCGCTCCCTGCGGATAAGGCCGGTCGCATATCCGGCACCACTGGAAGCGCGTGGACACGGCATTACCCCAGCGCCGCGATCACGTTGTCGATCATGTGATCAGTGACATTCGGCAGCGGCTCTGATGGCGTGCCGATGGCGATCAGTTCGGCCGGGTGCTGCCATACGTGCAGGAGGCGCGGCACCAGCGGGACCAAATCCTCGCCATTGCGGTACAGGTACACCTTTACGCCGTGTTCGGCCAGCAACGCCCCGATGGTGCCGTCCACCGACACGCGCGGCGGCTCGAAGCCGTAGACGGCCATGGGCGGCTTTCCTGCCAGGCACAGGGCCGCAGCATAGATGATGGCCAGCGCTGCGCCTTCACTGTGCCCCACCGTTGTCTGCGGCGCGCGCTGCATCAGGGCCGGGCTGATGGACTGGAATGCCCGCCAGAATCCCGCATGCACGCCGCCCAGGCCGACAATATCGGTGACCTCTGCATCCAGATCGGCCAGCCAGCAGGCGATGTTATTGGTGCCGGGAAAGGCCACTGCAGTGCCGTCAGGCATGGTGGTGACAACGGCGCGAGCCGCGCTATCCTCGGCCCCTATCGTAGGGATGTCGGAATAGGCGGCTTTGGCCAGTTGCGCGTAGGGCAGCGCGTCCATCAAACAACTTTGTCCAGGTTATTGGCCCCGGATTGCTGCGCAGGCGCTGCGGGTGCGGCGGGAGCCGCCGCAGACGTTATAACGTTCGAGGCCACATGACCGGCCAGCGAGGCCAGCGCGGCTGTGGTGATCTGAACGCCGCTTGATGTAGCCTGTGACCGCATGGCTGCCGCCGCCGCCGACAGTACAACTGCCTCGCCGCCCCCAGTTGCGGCTGCGGCCGCAGCTGCACCCGCGCCGGATGCTACGATGTTTGTGAGTTGCTGCTTACCGATCGAACCTACCTCGCTCAGTACGGCGTCTACACTGGACTTGAGACCCTGCCCGAATGCCGATGCGCTAAAATTACTGACCAAAGTTTTCAACTCGGCCACGAGGCCGCCGAAAAAACCTTCTACATTAGTTTCGAGTGTCATGTTTATTCCTTCAGTTTGCATGTGATGCCCGCTGCGACGGGGGGCATCGTTCCGTTTTTGATCGATTGCTCGATCGCTTCCATATTCGCGCCGTCCTGCAGCGCCACTTGCGGGGTGCAAGCGGTCAGTTCAGGAGCTGCCAGAGCCAGCAGCAGCAGTGCGATTATCATTAATGTGCTGCACGCCCAGGCCGGTCAGCACCTGGAGCGCGAGGCCGGACAGCATGGACGTGTCGATGTCAGGGCTGTGATGATGCACATAGAGCGCCAGCAGCCAAGTGCCGAGCGCCACCATCCCGATAAAAATTTTCTGCCAGTTCGTCATGATTTCCCCTATTCAAATTTAAGGCCGGTCTCGACCTCGATCTGCTTGATGTCCGTTTCCGTCACTGGCGCCGATTCGTAGTTGTTCGCGCCCCAGGCCTGCGCCTTACCGCCCTTCCAGATGATCTTGTAATAGCCTACCGGCACCGGAACCTTGTGTTCGCCTATGGTCTGTGGCGTATCTGAATAGATGGCGCCCGTCACCACGTAGTCAGGGTTCAGCTTGCGCACCTGAATTTCCAGCAGCCGCCATGCCTGCCGGTTGAGCGTCGGCTGCTGCGGCGTCATGTTCGAGAGCAGGAACGTGTCGCGCATTTCCTCGATCGTGGTCGCGTCGGCGGCGGGCGTGAGGTGGCCCTGGTCGTAGCCGGAATGCAGATAGTCCGAAACCTCTGCGCGCGTCGATTTATCCAGGCGCGGGTCTGGGTGGAAATTGTTGGATCTGTCCACGCTTCCCCCGGCGCGAAACTTCTCTGCTGACAAGATCGGCTCGTTGCGGGTCGTGTCGTACTTGACCGCATAGAAGGTGTTGCACAGCTCCACGCTGTTCGGCACGTCGATCTCATGCGGGTAGAACTGCGGGCACTGGCTTTGTGCGTGAGCCGCCCCAATGGCAAACAGGAAAAGCAGGATGGTTTTCAGCATGTCAGTCCTCGATCTCGTCAATAATTATCGGATAGTGCGCATCGCGCCATTTCAGGCATTCGGGAATGGTGTAGCAGGAATCGTCCACAAAGCGTTTTGCGGTTTTTTTTGGCGGCTTGGCTACCATCGCATGAGCGACGGGCGGAACGGCCAAAGCTGCGCGTGCCTTCGCGGCCGGATGCATGTAACCGACCATCCCGCACATCCCCGCGAAGAGCAGCGTACTAATAATCAAAACGCCGCAAATAATTCCCATTGCGAATATCGTTTTCATGTCCAGTCCTTCCAAGGGTCTGGCGGCCAAGGCCACCTGTCGTCCTGCTCCCAAGACACGGCTATTCGGCGAATTCAGCCGTCACGCATCAAACTGCGTCAGATTGCGCCCGTTGATCACGGCCATGATCTTCTGCGCGTAATCCGGATCGGTGGCGTAACCGGCAGCGGCAACAGCGTCGACGAAAGCCTCGACCCCCACGCACGCGAAGCAATCCGCATAGCGCGGGTTGTCGAGCAGGAAAGCCGAATGGTCCTGGATGCACGATAGCCAGTCCGGGTACTTGCGCCACTTTGCGGGCACGCTCACCCACGCACCGCTGATAAATTCGCGCGTGTACATGGCCAGCACGTCGCCCGTCCACGAAGCGTCTGCCTTAACGCCGAAGAGGTTGAAGCCCTCCTGGGCGAGCTGTGACGCGCCCCAGCCGCTTTCCAGCGCCGCCTCGGCGATCACGAAGCTGGCCGGGATTTTGGTGGTGGCCGCGCTGGCCTGCGCGGCAGGCGCTATGGCTGCGATGAAATCTTGTGGTGTCATTTTCCAAACCCTCCATGAGTGGCCAGCCAGTACATGCCGGCGCTGAAAACACCCGCCGCGATGCCGCGCGCCGTCCACTTTCCAAATTCAGCCCATTTGCGTTCCAGCCACGCATCGATGGCCGTCCCGATTATTTCGTTCTTTTCTTCCTGACTCAGCGTGTCGAGCGGGTTTTTTCTGCGTTCTTCAGGCATTCCCTTTCCCTTTCCTTTTTATGGCGATGGGGCAGACAGTCCCCACGCCGGATAGGGCGCAGGCACCACTCTCGTTATCCAGTTGTCTATGGTGATCGTCGGCGTGCCAGCCGCGCTGTTATTGAAGTACGCATTGATGTAGTTGCGAATTTCAACCGCCTGATAAGGCATCTTGATCGGCGCCGTCACCAGCCAGCCGCACCACCCGGAAACCGACATATTCATCGGGTAGTAATAGGTGACGATGGAGCCGCCGGTGCTCGTGATATACGCGGTCGGGTATGTCCAGTACGCCTGGGTGTAGAACATGATGTTGCCGAACTGGTTAGAGCCCGGCGTGCAGACGTGGACATAAGATTGCATCCATTGCCCTGCGTTTATGATGCCCAGCCCAGAAGTGACCGCCGTGGAAACTATTGTCAGGGCGTCATATGAAGTGCTTACCTTCCCCGGCGTCACCGTGACGGTGAGCTTCTCGTGCTTGCTGTCGATGGCCGACACAGCGCACACGGCGGTGGTGCTGCCCCGGTTGGTGGAGAGCGTCACGGTGAGGTTCGCGGGCGCGCTGCCGGACATCCCCGTTGCATTGCATGTGCCGCCCGTACCCGTGAATCCGCCGGACGACAGCAGGTTGCCCACAGTCGCGTCCTGGTTGAAGACGCTGCCGGGGCGCACCACCCTCTGTATTGCCGTGAGCAGCACATTGCCAGCTGCCACCGCGCCCAGGTAGTTAGGGTGTATCTGCCCGGCGATAACGATCGCGCCGGAACTGTGCGCTACCGCAGCGGTACCTTCCTGCGCGCGCGTGACCGTCCATGTGGTCGTGCCCGCGCCGGCGGTGACCAGCACCTGCTCCTGGTTGCCCAGACCATAATCCAGCAGCGCCGGGAACGTGCCCGTTGTGGGCATGTTGGCGTTCGTGCCCGAGGCTACGTGGATGATCGTATCTGTGCTTGCCACCGCTGACGCCAGCGTGGTTTCGCCATCCTCGCGAAACATGGTGATGTTCTGCGTGCCGTCCGCGTAGCTCAGGGCGGCGCTGCGCTGCGCCACGATCACGCCCGGCGTGCCGGATTGCGCGGCTATCCACGCATTGACTTGGTTGCGCAGGGTTTGACGTGGGTCGCCGATGGGCCAGTCGCTGCGCGGCGTAATATCCTCAAGGATGATCCAGCGCCCCGTGCCCGTCACCATGTTGATGGCAAGCTGTAGCTGGCCAGTCACGTAGGAGAGGGGCGGCGGATTGGTGGTGCCGGTGTCGCCGCTGTTGATGGTGTTGGTGCCGCACTCGAAACCGATGACCTTGGCCTTTGTCATGGTCAGGAGTGTGGCCAGGCGCGGGATGCACCCCGAGTAGCCGCCGACCGGCTGGAGGTGGTCGCCCGCCACGCCGTTGTTCGCGCCCATCAGGCTGGAATTTAGCGAGTTCGGCACGTTGAAAGAGTTGGTGTCGTACCAGCTATCGCGGCTGAAGCGAGGGTCTTGCGACCAGGCCTGCGTATATTCCCCGGTGGGCGACGGATCTACCGAGCAATAGATGGACGACACCGTGACGCAGCTATTGTCGTTCTGGTCGCTGTAATTGGTGACGCTATCGCCCACCCAGGCGATGGGCGAACCCGTTGGCAGCGGCAGGCTGGCAAATGCAGCCGTAAGGTAGGGCGAAAGCAGCTTGCCCCCCCAGGCGGTAAGCACCTGAGCCTGTGCAAGCGTCTGCACAGCCAGCGCAAGGCAGGCCAGGATGGGCAGCAGCTTTTTCATTCGCACCTCACCACCCAGTTCGTGCTCGCCAGCACCGACCCCTTGAGCGCCCAGCTCGTCGTGGATGGCGTGGTTGAATATGCCAGGATCGATGTACCCGCTGCCGTGGAATTCGCGGGCGAGAACGTGCAACTATGCGGGGCGGTCGTCCAGGCCTGAGAAAACGTCACAGTGCAGGTGGTCGTAGTCGCAGAGCCTATGGCGATGCCGAAATCGTGGTCGCTCGGGTTGGCAACGATCACCGACGAGATGGCGCCGTTGGTGGTCGTGCCGCACGCGCCCGACGCGATGGTGGGCGAGCCGCCGCTGATCGCGAGGCGCGCGCGCCCGTACTGGTCGATAGATACAGCATTGGTCTCCGGATTCCGGGATACGCCCGACACGGAAGAGGCTGGCGCAGTGTTGAACATGTAACCGCCGCCAGCGCCCTGCCCAGTCCCTTGTGAAGCATTAAAGATGCGAAGCGCGCCCGCCAGGTTAAGATTGCCTGCGGCGACGTTCTGCACGCCGAATGACTGAACAACAGGCGCGTTATTGTCTGCCGCGCCAAGGTTAATGGTTGCCGAGGCTGGCGCGGTGACAGGCACGCCGCTGATCGAGGCAATAGTGGCAACACCCGACGCATTGATCGACACATCGCCGGTGACCGGGACAACGCCCACAGCGCTGGAGATTTGAGGGGCGGTAAAATTACCGTTAACGATCGTCGGCGAGAGGAAAGTGTCGCCATAGCTTATATCCCCGAAAGCCACGGCCAATCTTGATAAGAGCGGAGAAGTCACTACGACCAGCAGAATAAATAAAGCTAAACCACTGAGGAATTTTTTTATTGTCATAATCACTGGCCTCCGGTGCCAGACGAGCAACTCTTTTTCAGAGTATTTGCGACGCTGGTGTCAAATGTCGTCACCCATGTATTCACCCCATCGGTTTCAGTGTTTGTATAAACAAAGCCAACGCCGGAAGCGGTCACCGTAATGGTTGAAGCCAAATTGCGCGGCTTTCCATTCCCAAGGCAATCGCGGTCATAAGAAGCTGAAGCAACCGGATGGGTCTGGTAAAGCTCGGCGTCGGCCCTTGGGACTAAACCGGCCACCTGCGCGGTTGCAACAAGCGGCAGCGAACAAATTACTGCGAGCACGAGAGTGATTCGTTTCATTATTTTTCCTCCTGAAAATAAAAAACCGCCCGAAGGCGGCTAAAATTTGATGCTGATTCCCACGCGCAGGTTATGCGCTACAACCGCCCCTTCCAGCATGCCAACGCCTATCAGGAAGGCTTTACCAAATCACCATGAATAGGATGATGTATATAGGTTGGTGTAAGAACCTTGCTGGTTGTAGCACTCAAAATAAACCGTTTGCGACGTAATCAGTTGAACAGGGTTCGCTTGCATTATTCCGTACATCGAGGCACTTCCCCCTATCGAAGCCGCCCCTACATTTTGAATCAAAGACGATATTGCAATCGCCCCAGCGCCAGTTGAATCACCAGAAAGCAAAAATGTAAAACTTAAAGCACCGGATGCGCCAGAAGTGGAACCTGTTAAAAATCCTGCGCTTTTAGCCGCTGCTGGAACCGCACTCGAAATACTCTGAGAGGTAAGGGATGCTGTATTCGCTTTTGCCGTAAATATCGCAGGATAGGTCTGGTAATAAAACGTCCTGCCGTTCGGGTCTTGAATCAGGCCAGGCACAAGCGCGGGAGTGGAGTTCGTCGGCCAGATGCCTATCAGCGCGGAATACGTGTAGCCAAGTCGCTGGTTGTAGCTGCCGGTCTACCACCGGCGAAGTTGTCTTTAATCTCGTTCCCACGCGCCGCGCAGAAACGGGGGAAAACCGTTAGTCCAGCGTATAAAAAAATTCGGTGGTGTTGAGAGACTTTGCACCCGAGGCCGTCCACCCGCTGGACGATCCGTTCGGCGCAAAAAGAATGGCTGACCCCGAAGCGCCAAATTCGATTACCCCTGTAGTGATGGTTGACCCGTTATCCACGCTGATAATGGGCAACTGATGGGTGCTCGCTGGCTGGATGGCAGGCGGCAACCCTGTCAAAGTAAAAGTGGTTGCGTTGGAGGTTCCGATGATTGCAGTGATCGGGATGTACAGCGTCACCACGCCGTTCAATATGCGGTACTTTGCAGTTGCGGTCGGGTTGGTTGCGAAGCCAGTTCCCGTGATGGTGAACGAGCCGTTGCTGGCGATGGGCTGATAGTTTGCATCTGCATATGCTTTGCTCATCCCCCCATAGTCGCCCACGCGCTCGTCCGTAATCATGCTGTTGGTAATTGCCGTCGAGGTCGTTTGCAGCAGCACCTGGCAGATGGGGAACTTGCCCGCAGGGATGGCCGGTGCTGATGGGCTTCCGGCTGGCGTTCCGGCGACAACCGCAATTATGCCGCTAAGCTGGTCGCCCACCACGCGGTCTATGCGCGGGTTGCCTGATGGGGCGGTGAAAGTTGCTGTGGTCTGCTGCGCGTTCGTAACTAGCGCCCCGCCCGTCAAGATGCCGCCCGCATCCACCAGCACGGTCATGTTGGGCGCAGCGGCGGCGTGCGGCGCGAAATCCTGCGCGATGCCCGCCAGAATGCTCATGCCGCCGTCTATATTGGCCTTGTACTGCGCGGCGCTCTGCGTTGTGTTGTTCGGTGCTGTATAAGTTGCCACGGTCATCTTAACCCCCTGTTGCGCTGATATTTACCGTCCCGCCCACGTCTGTGTCGGAACTGTTGAAAACGTGAACTGTGCAGCCAGTCGCCGTGACAGAATTGACCACCGCCGTCAAAGCCGCAGAACCCACGGCTGAGGCCGTCACCACCGGGGCGTTATGAAATGTCTGCGCGCCAGCCGTAGTGCTTATGCCCGCTGCCGTGAAGCAGACAGCCGTGCCGCCCCCGGCTATCGTTACGCCGCTGCCCGTCAAGGTCTGCTGCACCGCGTCCACCGTTGGAATAAACGAATTGATGCAGGGCGTGTCGCCGTCCGTGGTGTCTATCACAAATTCCATCTGGTAATAGCGCGTGTCCGCCGTGCCTATAGTCCACGGCGCATAGCCCGACCACGTTATATTGTCCGGGCTGGTTTGAAGCTCGATCAGCGGGTCTACCGAGCCGCCGGCCGTGGGCGGAACGAAGCAGCCGACCGAACCCCACACGCGGTCATTCGAGGCGAATCCGCTGTCTATCACCGCGCCCTGATAGGCGCAGGACGGGAACGGGTTATAGACAAAATCATTCCACAGCGGATCATTCGCCGGGGTTGTGCCGCCCGTGGCGCTGGCGAGCGTCTGGCTGTCCGGGTAAATCACGCCCGTCCAGTGCTGCACCATGTCGGTCAGCGTTCCGGGCCACGCCGGAGCCTCGTTGTTGGACGAAATCAGCACATTGGCGTTGACCACGTTGAGGTTGCAGGTCGCGGGCGTGACGGAATAATTGCCCGACACGTCCACCTCGCAGGCCATCAACGTCCAGCTACCCGGCGGGACTTTCGCCGTGGTGATCTGCGTCCCTTTCGTCACCTTGGTAATCGGGATAGCGGAAGCCCATGCCGTCGAGCCGGGCGGCGCATAGCGGAACTCAAAGCCCGCGATGTAGCCTATCGGGTCGGGCGAGGCGTTCCACTGGAACACCACCACGTTGCCGTTCTGCGAGGCCGCAAAGCCCGTCACCGGGGAAGGCCTGGAGATGGAACCTTGTATCGTGTAGGCGGTCGCCGTCACCATCGCCAGCGTGTACTGGCTCGCACCGTACAGGTTGAACGGCAGCAGCTTGACGTAAATGGTCTTGCCCACCCACGCCGGGTTGTAGGCGTACTTGAAAATCGCGTCATCGAGGCGCACGAACGGCACGCCTGATGCATGCGCCGCGTTGCTGGTGCCATACACCCCGCGCCGAGTGTACGCGGTCAGGCTGTACTGGTTGGCTCCCGTGAGCGTGGCCGTGGAGTAGGCGATCAGCTCCGGGTTGCCGGGGTCATCAATCAGCGCGAGCGTGTTGTGGTTGTCCGCATCGGCGCTGGAGCCGCTCGAAATCACGCCGCCGCTCACGCTCAGGTTGATGCCCAGCGTGTCGGTGGTGTCGGGATCGGTTCCCGCCGGATAACTCGTAGACGTGACGCCGTAGCGCGCGGGCGCGTTGATGGTGCCTGCCTGCACGTACGTCTCGTTGTCGGTGCTTACCCATACCTGCGCGCCGCCCCAGTTTGCACCCCCGGCCGAGGCCATCCACAGCTCGAAGCCGGACGCGGTGAGTATGCCCGGCGCGTCGAATATCACCGGCGTATTCGACAAACCCGGATCCGCGTTCATCATCGTGGTGGCGCCGCCGGGCAGCGGAGGCGCAACCGCCTGCACGGTCGCGTTGTTGACCAGGTAATCCTCGGCGATGATGGAAAGCTGCTCGTCGCTGTCCTCTTCCACCTGGATAACGCGCACCACCAGGCCGTTGAAACCCAATGCGCTGTCGGTCAGCGAAACAAGGTCCATCGGTTCCAGCAGCGCGTATTTCCAGCCCAGTTTGAAGGTGTACTGGTTGCGGACATACAGCACGCGCTGGAGCTTCACCTGCGCCACGTTGCGCGCCACCTGCGCGTCGGTGATGTAGTCGTGCTGGATGATCGGCATGGGGCGCAGGCCATAGAGGTCGATGTTGGCCTGGTCCTGTGACTGCGCGATGTTCGGGTTGTACTGGTTGGTGCGGTCGGGAAAGCCCACCTGCACCTGGTTGAAGGCATCGGCGGGATTCGAGCGCGTGACCACTATCGGATCGCCGCTGCCGTCGTCCAGATAATCGTCATCGGTAAACGCATACTGCACTGTCGTGTTCGGCGTGAAGGTGACGCCGTTGCCTGTCACGGCGGTATCCCCATAGGGAATGATCGTCAAATTTCCCTGCGACCAAACCGGGGCCGAATTGGTGATGTCGCACACCTCCTTGATGAAGTCGCTGGCCTGCTGCTGGCTTGTCAGCGCCGGGGATATAAAAATCCCGTTTGCCACGCAGTAATTCGAGAAGCTCGACGCGCTGCCGGAAAGCCCCGACAATGGTATCTGCGAGCTGTTCACCGCCCCGTACGGGTTCGCGCCGTTCACGCCGTAGGTCGTGTTGGTGATGTAATCGGTAATCACGTCCGCCGGGTTCGCGCCCTGCACGTAGGGCGTAATGCTGTATGTCCCGCTCCCCGCATCCTGCGTGGCGGTTATGGTTCCAGACCCCGCATTGGTCGGCTGGATCGCCACGCCGCCGTCGGTCGCGGACAGGCTCGCCGTGGTCGCGTTTGCATCCACCACGGAATAATTCGTTGACCCCGAAAACCCGCCCGGCAGGCTGCCGCTGCTCGATAGTTGCACCACGTCGCCGTTTATCAGCAGCCCGTTGTGCGAAAACTGGTTCGTGTACGCGGTCACGGCGCGCGCGGCTAGCGTCCTCGGCGTGGTGGACAGCGTAAATACGTTCGGCCCCGCGCCATAACCTGTGATGGTCGTCCCCGCCGTCACGCCGGAGGCGGAAATCACCTGGCCAACGGCAAACGACTGGCTGTTGGTCGGATTGGTCACGACCGTCATCACGTTGCCGCTGAACGAGGCCGTGGCGCCCATCACCTCGATTACGCTGATCGGCGTAGAGCCTGCCGAACCCACGCTTATCATCGTGGGGTTGCCCGATGTCGCCCCCACCTGATAGGGATAGGGCGCAAGCTGCAACGTGTTGAGCGATTCGGCGTAGATCGTCGGCGCGGTCGCGCCCGAGGTGACAATGCTGTTCGTGCCTGCAAGGGCGTGAGCCGCCGTATCCGCAAACTGGAAGCTGTTGGCGCTAAAGCCTGCGCTGCTCACATAGTAGGTATTGCCGGCCACCAGCGGCGAAGGCAACACGCCGCCAGGCCCGAGGCCGAACGTCACCATCGAACCGGGAACGAGGTTATGATTAGGCCACGAAACCACCGCCGTGCCGCCGCTTGAGATCGTGACCGCGGCCTGCGGGATCAGCACCACGTAATAATCCTGGTCGGGCGAGTAGGGCGTCGGAACCTCTACCGTGCTCGAAACGCGCACCACGGAGTTGTAAAGCAGCCCGTGCGGCGCGCTTGTCGTGACCGTCGAACCGCTGAACGTGCACGTCAGCGGCGTTTGCCCTGCCGAGCCGTACTGTTTCAGGCCGCGCACTTCATACAGGATGTTCGGCATCTGCGCGCTGCTGGAAAGCTGGAATGCGCTGGATGCGACATACGCTATGCCGGGGTAGCCATCGGCCTGCGTCGGGTAATTCGTCGTCAGGTAGCCCCACGGTGTTTGCGGATAGTTCCCCTCGAAAAACGTCAGGCCGAGCGCCTGCAGCGTGGTTTGGTTTTTGCTGTTCAGGATCTGACCGAGGCCGATGATCCCGTTCGCGCCACCCTCGCACAATCCCACCAGGCCCGCCGCCGTGTAGTTGTAGCTGCTGGGCGTAGAGCCGCCGCCGCCCTTGCCGCCGCCGGATGCGGAAACGGGGACGGCCTGAAAGTTTCCGTACCACAGCAGGTTGCCGGGTATCATGGCCTGCCCCCACACGATGGGGATAGGCTGACCGTAGATCGATGTTGAAATTTGCAGCCCGGCGATTACCGGAGGCGCGCTTCCGCCGCCTTTGGCTCCCCTGATCGCGCCGCTCACTGATTTTCCTTCCACACAGGCATGGATATGCACAAATTTCGAGGCGCGCAATTCCCATACCACAGAAGATTTGCCGTGCAGGCGTTTGCACCCCAAACGAGAGGTATCGGCTTGCCGTACATTATTCTGCCACCTCGCTCATGCCGCCACCATCGAAAAATACTTGCACTCGCGCCCGGCAAACTCGCCCTTGCTCGCATCGCCCAACAGCACCATCCCGTCCGGGCGGCTCGCGTGAATGATGGTCGGATAATCCACCACGATGGCAGCATGGCTGAAAATCCGGCCAAACTTCCACAGAATGGCATCGCCGGGCAAAGGCTCTTCCACTTCACGCGCGTAACGCGATATCACGTTCAGCACGGTTTCTTCGCTGCGATGCAGCATGATGTCGGCCGGGTAATAGGGGATATCGGCATCCTTGATGTCAGTCAGCCCCACGGCGTTATAGACGCCCGCAAGGAAAAAAACACAGTCCACGCCCGCGCCCTTGCAGCAGGCGCGGTGGTGCCACGGGGTTCTGAGCCACGTCATGGCCTCAGACACAATCAGGCGGCGCATGTTCACGTCAGCACACTCGCCGGCGGCACGAACCGCATGGCGCGATAATTCTGCGTATTGCCATACGATGCACACGTTGCATATTGATGATCGCAGCCCACGAAGGCATTGAACGTGTCCCCCGTTGCAGGCGCGTTCGGGAATGGCGTCATCATCGTAAAAGTTCCGCCGCTATAAGCCTTGATGGTGCGCCTCACGCCACTGTTCGCGCCGCTGGTAAAGGTGATGTATCCGAGGTTGAAATAACCCGCCGCCTGACTGCTCGCCGTGCCGCTGCTGTTTATGGTCAACCCCGTGCTGCCGGACGCAACGGCCCCGGCAACGGGTGTGCGCGCCAGGTTGCACGGCGGCTGATACAGCGTGTTGATGCACGTCGGCTGCCAGACGTTGCGCGGCATCTGGATGTTGAGTAACTGCAAATTGCTCTGCACCTTGACCTTGGCCTGGGTGCGGCCTCCGTCCACCTGAGACACGATGCCGACGAATTGCACGATGGAGCCCACCACCGTGCCGAACGTGGACATGAAGGCGCGCAGCACCTTGATCTGCGCGCCATCCAGATAGTTGCCCACGGCCGCCTGCAGGAACGGCACGCCGTTGACCAGCGTTGCGCTGTTGCCGTAGAAGGTGATCTCCAACTCGTCCACCTGTACGCCCACGATGGTCTTGATCTTGTCGCGGATGAACTGGATGCCTCCGGACGAATAAGTCAGTCCGTCATCTCCGGGATAAGCACTGGAAGCATTGGTGATGTCCACGTCGGCGCTGGTAATCAGCACCGGGCTCCCCTGCACCGGCGTTATGCTTATCAGGTCGGCCATGTTAAGCTGATTCGTCGAGCCGAGCAGGCTCACGAGCGCGGGGCTGCCTGATTTCATATCTTGTTGCCGAGGCTGCCGATAAACTCAAGCTCCTTGAGCGACCAGAGCTGATACATGAATTCCTCGAAATCCGCCGTATCCTTCACGAAGCGGCAGCGGTAGTAATATGTTCCCGTCCATGTGACCGCCACGCCAGCGCCGGGCGCGGTGGTAAACGTCACCAGGCCGAGGCTGTTGATCGTGTAGGCCGAGGTTGCCACGCCATTCAGGTATATGCCGGTGATGGCGTTCACGTTCATTACCGGCTCGACTGCGCCGCCGTAGGTGCGGGCAAGCTGGAATTGCGTAGTCGCGCCGTTGCCTGTCCCTATGGACTGCGCCGTCACGCTGTCATCGTTCGGGTTATCGTACAGAAAGCTGTCGAACGAGCCCTGCCGCGCATTGAAAAAGCCCAGCAGCGTTTGCAGCTCGGTAAATCCCGTGGTGGCGCGCAAAATCTCGTAGGTCAGCTTGATGCCCCACTTCGGCGCGGAAAACCACGCGCTGCGGAGTTCCTTGCCAGACGTGGCGATCTGCGTCTTGGTGTTCCATTGCGGGGCCTGGATTACCGACCAGCCCAGGCCGGGGAGCGACGGAAAAACATTATTGCTCATGACTTAGCCCGGCGCGTTGGCGTTGCCGAGGTTGAACGCGCGCCCTTGTTTCTGGATGGCGTTCATCAAAGTACCTCCGTTCCTGTTCAAGAAAGTCTGAAAACTCGGTGCATCCATGGCATTAATGTTGTAGTAGTGATGATGGATGTCGCCACCGCTTCCGCCGCCATCGGTCATTTTTCGGAACCTGTTAGCCAGAGGGGCGGGCAGCACCATTTCCTCGGCATGGAGTTGCGTCATCGGGTTGACCCCTGCGGGAACGTCATAGCCGCCAGATGCGGACTTTAGGCTGCTGCGCAAGGCCAGCACGGCAGCCATAACCCCGGCCCCGATTTCAACAGCTCCCCATCCTGAAAAAGGAGCTGACTGCGCGGCAGCCCCGGCGCCGGCCACAACGGCGCTGTTGCCTACAGATGTTGCGTCTGCGGTGGCCTCGGTTTCGAGCCCCATCGCGACCGCAGCCTTGTGCGCCAACTGCTGGGCGTTGTAGCCGGTCTGGGCCACAAGAAGATTTTGCGCCTGCGTTTTCATCCAGCTTTGGATCATCTGCAGGCCCAGCATGTCGAAATCGCCCAATATGGACTTGAGCAACTGCCTGTGCGCCTTCTGCCAGGTGGTGGTGCCCTGCATCATACCCACCAGCGTCTTGTCCCACTGAGCCTCAATACCGGCGAAGTCCTTGCTCGCCTCGGCAAGCTGTGCTGCGGTTTGCTTGTTGATGGCCTGCTCGGTTTCGGCATCGAGCTTGATCTGATTCTGCGCTGCCTTGACCTGAATCTGCGCGATGGCGTCGGCGGTCTTTTGCGCGGCGGCAATTTTTTCTTCGTCCTGGTTGCCGCTGCCGCTCTTGTCTATCTTGGCGAGTTCGAGCTGGAGCTTGTCGGCCTGGTATTGAATGTCGAGCTGGAGCTGCTGCGCGAGCGCGCTCTTTTTGGCCTCAAGAAGCTGCTGCTCGGATGCCTTGCCCGCCGTTTTCATCCCCTCCCACATCTGCACATAGGATTCCAGGCCATCGGTCGCGGCCTTGTGGTCGGCCTGGAGACGTTCCGCGCTCATTTCCTGCTCTGTCTTGAGCTGCTCTTTCATCAGCTTGATTTTCAGCTCGGCGATTTTTGCTTCCACCGCCGCGCTGGTCTCTGGCGAAGCCTTCGTGGATGCAAATGCCGCCACCTGCTGCCAGTAGGTAAGCTCCTGCTGCTTGTCGAGTTCGCGCAGGCCGTTCTTTTCCATGTAAAACTGGCGCATTTCGGCAAGTTGCTTTTCGTACTGCGGCATCAAGGAGGTATCTTTATCTCCTTTGCCGCCCTTGGCCGACCAAGGCTTGGCGGCGCCCTCGGATGATTCGTGCGTTTTCGGGCGCAGATCGGCGCTCTGCATGATTTCGTCGAACTTGGCCTGCGTGTCGGCTACGGTTTTTTGGATCCGCTGGGCGCTCTTGGCGACAGCCGTATCTATCCCGGCCATTGCGCTTTCCCAGTCTCCCTTGATGTTTCCCCACTTGCTCGGGGAAAGCGCATCCTCGGCAATGCGCGCAAACCCCAGCAGGGCGGCTTCGCCTACTTCTATCGCGCCGCGTATCCCCTCGAATACAAACCGGAGTGTGCCGCCCAGTTCAATTACGGCGATCTCCAGCACCTTGAACACGTTGGATACGAACTGCATGGCGGTCATCGGCTCTGAGCTCAAGCCGAATGTTTCCAGAACAGCGGATTTTATGCCGCTGAATGCCGCCAGGAACTCGCGCCCCAGCTCGGAAACTTCGTCCCATATCGTCCCCAGCACCGACTTCAGCTCGTCAAGAACGGTGATGAACAGCTTCATCGTTTCTTTGCTGACGGTTATGGCCTCCGGCCCGATGGAACGGAACCATTGCGCCTGCCTGGTCAGGCCCGGCATCAATTCGTTGCCGACGGCGTTCTCGATGCCCTCTATCACCGAGTGAACCTCGGCCATCGCCTCTTGATATTTGCGGGAAGCCTCCACCTGCTCCGGCCCGATGGAAAGCCCAAGCTCCTGGGCTGATTTTTTCGCCTCTTCCATGACCTCCGGGGAGAGGCGCAGCAAGTCCTGCACCTGCGCCCAGCTACGGCCAAACATTTCCGAGGAGGCGAGGTTGCGGTCCGTCCCTTCCTTGAACTGCATCAGGGCGGAAAGGGCGTTCTGTACCAGCTGCTCGGTGTTGACGAAATTGCCGTTGGCGTCGCGCGTGACCATCCCCAGGGCGTTCATGCGCTCTTCGTTGTTGCGCACCTGCATGGTGAGGCGCTGGACGCTGCCCATGTAGTCGTCGGTGCCGACGCCAACCATGCCGAGGGCTTCCTTGAGGGTGCTCGCGGCCTGCGTGCTGATGCCGAGCGTGGCGGCCATCCGCCCCATCGAAATGCCAAGTTCTTGAGACGTCTCCACTGCATGCTCGAACATCTCGCCGCCCGCAAAAACGGCGGTGGCCGCCATGAAGGCGCTCTTCATCTTCTCGATGGTTTCGGTGACCTGCTCCAGGCTTTCGTGCATGGATTCGACGCCTTCGCGGACGGTCGCCTTTATTTCGCCGACCGACTTTCCGACCTCGGATTTCGCCTTAGCAAAATCCTCCGTCAGGCGGGCGATGTTCGCCGCCATCTGGATTTCCAGTTCGCCGATTATCGTTGCCATGATTTATCCTATTGCGCCGCCGGCGCCGGAAAATTGCTGCATGAATTCATCCAGGTCCTGCTCGGAGTTGTCTTTTGCATCGTGTGAAGCTGAGGTCGAGGCGGCTTTTTCAGGGACGAATCCCAGATATGACGCGACCATGATGTGCACCGGAGGATGCTTGCCCCAGTAGCGGTTCATCGCCATGACGCGGGGAAGTGTCATGTGCTGGTCCACGTATTCCCACGTCCAGCCCGTGCAGGCAATGAGGTGGGCGTACAGACCATCCCAATCTATGTCCCCGCCTGAGCTTCCCCCGATGAGTCCGCCTTCTTGGCTAGGCCGCAGATTTTGGGAACCTGATTGAATGCGGCAACCAATTCGGGGTAGGAAATCTTCATGGCATCCATTTCAGCCTCGGTCTTTCCGATCAGCAGCCCCACGCTGATGGTTGCCTCGTGCAGCAGCACGTCAACATCACCTTCGCGAGCAGCCGAACGGTTGATCGAGGCTATGATTTTTTTGACCGCTCCGAGCGCAGGCGCTTCAACTGTGCACTCCTGCCCGGCGAGCACCAGCGTGGTGGTTTCTTCCATATGATTTTTACCTTTAAAAATGAAAAATCCCCGCGAGGCGGGGACAACGAACGGAGCTGCGCTTGCCGAGCGAGGATTCAGCAAGCTAAAGTGATAATTTCCCCGCTACGAAACCGCATTAGTTTGTGATGGACAGGATGCCGATGCTGCCCGCCGCATTTGCCATCGCGTCAAAATCGAACTCGGGGATGGTGTAATCGTCCAGCTTGGTGGCGAGCGTGAGCTTGCTGGAGGTGCAGCTATTGAGTTGCAGAGTGACGATCTTGCCGCCCACGTTGGCGGTGAACACGCCCATGAAGAAAGGCGTGGTGCCCATCAACTGGTTGTTGATGGCGATTTGCGTGCCGCCCGTGGTCGCGGTGTAGAGGTAATCAATCAGCACGCCCTGGCCGGCATCGGCGGCGGCGAACGTGTAGACGCCCGCAGCAACGCTGTATTGGCCCACCGTGGGGCCGGAGGCAACCTTGGAGAAGGGCAGCCCGGTGGCCGCATAAACAACCCCGAGGTCAGTTGTCCAGGTGGCGCTGTTCACCGCCGTTACGGTATAGGCCGTGGACGACGGGATGGTGCCCGCTTCCGATACGGAGGATTGCAGCAACCCGGTGGTGGCCGTCTGGCTAAAGAACAGGTCATTGATGGCCGCGCCGTTGAGATTGGAATATTTCGCCTTGCCGCCGATCTTGCCCTTACCGCGGCGCAGATCAATGGCGATGTTGTTCTGCCCGTACATCTGCTTGAGCTCGTAAGAAAAATCGAACGAAACGTCCTGCAGGTTGCCCAGCTTGCGCGGGGTGGAATTGGCGGCGCTGTTTATGCCGTAGAGGTTGCCGGAACCGAAAACTAACATGATGCCTCTCCTTTAAAAATAAAAAAATGGTTGCGGGGTTAAAGCCGGGTTTTTAAATCATCGATTGCAGCGCGGACTTTGTTGTAGGGCTCGGTTGCGCGCAGTTCGGGAATGTTGCCCAGCAAGTCACTGAACCACGCATCGATTACTGCGTGATGCGCGGGCGGCTGAGCGGCGGCCGCAAGGACATCCTGCGGGGCAGCTTCGGACGGCGGTTGCGCGCCGGGCTGCGCAATGGTTTCGGGCGCGGGCTGAGATTCGGTTTGTTCATCAGGTGGGCACATGTCTTTCCTTTCTATCGCAGGTAATGAATAATGAAATCTATCGGCTTCACATAGGTCGCCACCAGCTCGTCGTAGCTGTCCGGGCCTTCGCCATCCTGTATGCAATCCACCACACTCACGCCGCCGATGACGCCGGACATGGCATGACACGCAGACCGCACCGCCTCGCGCACGGCCACGGCACCCTCGGAGCTTAAATCCATGCAGTTCACTTGAATGCGCGCCCGGTTCGGTATCGTCACGTCCGGGTAGGAGTTATCGGGTTTGCCGCTGACGAGCACGTACACGACTGCGGGAAGCGCGTCATTTTCCGGCCGCATGTCCAGGTAGATGCGCTCGCCCACCAGCGCCGCCAGCGCGCTGGAGCCGTTCAGCAGCGTGATCATCACGGTTTCGGCTGTCATCTTTTTGCCAGTTCCTTGGGGATGCGCTCGCGGCAGTAGTCGGCCATGGCGTCAACCGACTGTGCGGCCTTTCCGTCCATCGCGGGGCGCATAAACGGATGGCGCGCAGCTCCCGGGTGGTCGATCCTTTTGACGAAAACGCCGCCGAGAAACAGGCTGCCCGATCCCGCAGGCTTGATAAAGTGGCTTGCGGTGCCGAATTCGACCATGTGCGCGTAGTAGGCGATCTTGTTGCCCGCCTTGATGCTGGCCATGACGCGGCCACGGCGCGAGCGCATGGAAATGCGCAGAGAATCGCGCAGCGCGCCCTCATAGCCGCCGTACTTTGCGTTGCCGCCGCTAGGCGCAGATACCGGGCAGCGTTCCTGCGCATCCTGCAGCATCACCTTTGCGCCCGCGCGCAGGCCGCCGCGCACGATGTTCTGTTCGATTTTTGCAGGCATTTCGTCGAGCATCGCCTGCAGCTCGGAAAGCCCTTTAACCTCAAATTCAGACATCGAGACCCAGACAGTAAAGCTCCATGAATTCCTTGCGGCGCTGATGGCGCACCCACTGGATGCGCGAAAAGCTCCCATCCGCGAACTGCACGCGCATGTCGTTCAGTATCTGCGGGTAATAGCGCGTGGTGATCACCTGCGAGACGGCGCTGCCCATGGCCTTGGCTTGCATGATTTCGCGCCCGGTCATGTCCACGATCTCGGCTTTAATCTTGCCGTCCAGGTTCGCTCCGATTGTGGTCAGCGGCGACCACGTTTCGTCGTGCCCGCCCAGCGCGCCGCGCTCAACGGTTTTTTGCAGGATCGTGATAAGTTGATCCAGCCGCCCGGCCGATACGCGCATCAGTAGGTCACCACGCGGTAAGGATCGAGCAGGCCGTCAACGAAGGGCAGCAGTTCGAGCTTGCCCTTTTGCAGCACGGCCACTTCTTCGCGGTGCTGGAACAGCGTCGCCACTCGCAGCTTTATCCAGGACTTTATCCCTTCAGGCACGTCGTCCGGCTCGCCGTAGCCCGCCACGAACCGTATCTTCACCGCGCCGACCTGCGGCAGGGTAGGCTGCCATATCTGCCCGAAAATGGGCGTGATGCGCGTCGGATCGCTGCTGGTGTCCACAGTGTAATTCTCTGGCGGCATCGTTTGCAGCGTGGAGGACATGTCCTGGTAATTGATATAGCTCACGCTCTGCACCGGGCTTTTGTTGAGCAGCACGGCATGCCCGGGAAGCGAAAAAGGAACGCCTGCGGGGACGCCCATCAGCATCTGCCCAGGGAAGGCGTCCAGCACCAGGTCCCACGTCGCCGTGATGAACTGGCGCTGGCATACCATTTCTGCGTGGATGCGCGCGGCGGTGATCAGCGATGAAATCAGCAGGTCCCTGTCCGAGAACTCGTATTCCAGATGCGCCTTGGCCTCTTCGAGCGTGACTGGCTCGCTGCCCGGCGGTGTTACGAGAACATATGGCATGGGCTATACCGTCGGATTTGCAGTGGTGATCATGTTTTTATCAGATAAAAATGGCGCTCTTTCGAGCGCCATTTTTTTGTTGCACCGATAGTTCTTAAACGACCTGCACCACCGATGCGTTGTTTCCGGCAGATGCCGGGCCGAAGCGCGGATTCACGCCGAGAACGTCGGCGCTCAAAATGGACGCGGCAGCGGCCACCGTGACCGACAGCGCGACATAGCAATAGCCGTTGTTCGCATCCAAATCATCGACTTTGCATTCGAGGATCACCTGTTCATCGCTGTTGCTGGCTGCAAGCAACTGGGCGATCTGGCAGGGGGAGCCGGAAGTAAAGTTGATGGCCTTGGCCCCTGCGCCCGAAGAGTTGGTTGCTTGTTGCAGGCTTGCATTGATCGTGCTGGTGGCTGTCATGGCCCCGGTTTTAAGGTAGGCCGCGACGCGGTGATAGTTGGCGACGGACACCCACGCAGAAACGACGGTGCTCGGGGCTACGCTTGCCGGATCAATGCTGGCCAGTACTGCGACCTGATCCGAATAACGAGTGTTTGCTTGCATAACGATTCTCCTGAAATTTGAATAATTAAAAAATCAAAAGGCGGCTCTATCTCCGCCTATCTGCTTACGGGCGGGCAGCCAGCGTGACGAAGTAGCTGCGCGTGTTGGGCGATTTGCCGGTTGGCGGCTGGATGGGCGCAGCAATGATCGGTTGACCGTCAATGCGGAAGATGAAGCGGAACGCGGTGGCGTTGGCATCGAAATACAGATGCATCGACGTTGCCGTTTCGATTCCCTCGGCCTTGGTGATGGTGCGGTAGCCGTTCAGCGCGATCAGCGACAGATCGGACTGCGCGCCCAGCGCATTGGCGTGTTCCGTCAGAATCAGCGGACGCCCGTTCAGGGTGCCGTCATACCCTGCGCGGATGCCGGTACCGGGGGGCAGGAAGATCGGAATCTGCCCGACCACCAGGCTTTCCAGCGCCGGCAGGATGTCGGGATTGCCCGCCCATATGGCGTTTTTCAGATTGCCCGTCACCAAGCGGCTGCGCATGCTGGAAATGTTCTGCTGGACGATGGTTCCGGTCGCCTGCCCGGACACCTTGGGCACCACAATCAGCGCATTCCCGCTCATACAGCCCAGGGGCTGTGCGCCGCCGGTGCCGAACAGAATTGCTTCGTTTGTTTTCCACTGAATACGGCTGGCGGCAATGGGCGTGATATAGCTGCCGAGCGCCGGGGCATCCGCAAGCAGCTCGTTGGTGATGGGCACCAGCACCATCAGCTCCTTGAGCCGCAGCATTTCCGCACCCAACTGGAGCTTGGACGGATTGGCTGCCGAGGCCTCGCCCTTCCAGTAGGCCTGCGCACCGTTGCCGCCCCATGGCGTGGTTTCATCTTTGGGGAACATCATGCTGTTGCTGGAGACCTCGGTATTCGCCGTCATCGGCAACAGCGAACCTTCGTCCAGCGACAGCGTCCAGATTTCTTTCGAGAATTCGGGCGGGATCGCGAACGCGCCATCTGCACCGGAACCTTCGTTGTTGTAGAGCGCAGGCGCGGACGCACCGATCAGCAGACGCTGGTCAATCGCATGGCCCGTACTGCGCGCTTGAGCTGCGCCGTAGACCGACTTGAAAAAGTCGCCCTTGGATTTGAACCCCCGGCGCGGATCGTCGAGGACGTTATCCCTTACCTGCAGATCGCCATACGCCGAGCCGTCCACCATCACGATGCCCTGCGCCTGGGCTGTAGCCAGGGCCAGTTCCTGTTCAACATCAATTTGGGACTGGATGCGTTCGATTTCGCGGGTGCTGGCGTCGGCAGCGGCCTTGAACCCATCGAACTGGACTTGCTCGTCCCCGGTCAGGTCGCGGTTTTCGGCGCCGGATTTATCCAGCAGCGCGCCGGCGGCTTTCAGGTTGTCGGCTTTTGCCTGTGCGGCGGCGGCCTTTTTGGCTTGCAGTTCACGCAATTTCTTGTTCATGATTTTCCTCTTGAAATGAAAAAACCCGCTCGGGGCGGGCAAAATGGTTTGGGTTGACACAAAAAAACCCGCTCGCGGCGGGTCTTTCTTTTTCAGCCTTCGGGCTGCACCGCGCTCAACGGAGCGCGGCGATTGGGCTGTGTCTAGCCCTGATTCATATCGGTAGCTGCGGCGATAACGTCAATGGTCATGCCTTGATCGAGAATGACTGTTTTTACGTCCAACGGACCGAAGATGTTTTTCATCATGGCGCTCAATCTTTCGCGACCATCGGGATGCAGGAGTCCGGCATACCTGAGCACAAGAACATCTCCGGGCTGTACATTAAGGCGTTTAATATCTTCGATTTCCATTATGGAATTCCTTTATCAATGCAGACGTATGCACTACATCAATTGCAACGCGCGCCTACGGGCTTGGGTTTGGCCGGAAACGGCGGGCGCGGCATCGGCAACGACTTCCGGCGTGATCACCTCGGCCTGCTGCCCGCGCTGGGTACGCATGGATTTTTGCATTTTGGCCACCACGTCGTCGAAGCTCATCACGCCGTCCACCATGTTCTGGGCGAGCGCATCGCTGGCCGACAGGCAGCGGCCCTGCCCCATGCCGTCGCGCACTTGCGCGACCGGCACGCCGCGCCCGCGCGCCACGGCCTTGGTGAACATGTTGTAGTAGCCGTTCACCGATTGCTGGATGGCGGCGCGCGCTTCGTCTGTGAGCGGCCCGTAGGGGTTGCCTTCGGTCTTGTATTTGCCCGCCGAGATCAGCTCGACGTTGATGCCGTCTTCGGCCAGCATTTTGCTGATGTCCTGGTGCGCGGTGTACACGCCTATGCTTCCGACCTCGCCGCTGGGGGTGCAGTAGAGTTCCGAGCAGGCTGAGCCGATATAGTATGCGGCGGAAGCGCACAGGCTGTTGGCGATGCCGATGACGGGCTTTTGCCCGCGCGCGCCGTAGATCGTATCCGCCAGCTCGTCCACGCCGTAGACCGAGCCGCCGGGCGAATCGATGTCTATGAGTATCTGCGCGACCGACGGATCGGCGAGCGCCTGCTGGTACGCCCCGGAAAATTGCTGGAGAGAACAGGAGCCGGGCCCGCTGACATCGTCGGCCATGTTGCCGCGCTGCGTGATGATGCCGTACAGCGGCAGCACGGCGATGCTGCCGCTCGATGCGGCGGCGACTTTCTGCTGGCGCGCGGCGCGCGCTTCCTTGTCGCCCGCGATCGCGCCCATGACTTCCGCCGACGGCAGAATGCCGGCCGCCCAGCGCATCATCACGCCGGAGAATTTGGTGAGGGCTGCGGGATGCAGCGCCCATATCTGGGACATGAATTCGGCAAGCAGGAGTGAGCGTTTCATTTAGTTGGTTCCTTTTCCAAGTCGCATAAACATTTCGGCGAGTATTTTTTCATCATTAACATCCGCCATCATCGTGCAAAACAGCTTTGCCGATTCCTCTGAAACCGCCATCGCCGAGGCGATTACATCGGCATCGGCGTCAGCAATGCCGGCCTTGGCGAACCTTCTCGCCAGCCTTTCGGCATTCGCGGCCAGGAGCGCCCGCAGGCGCCGGGCGCTTTCTTCATCATCGTCCCCGTTCCCATCGTCGAGAGGAACAGGCTTTTGCTTGGGGATCGGAGGCTGCGCGGGTTTTGCAGGCGTCTGAACGGCGCCTGCGTCGCCCTCTTCTACCATATTGAGCGGCCGCAGGGGTTCGTCCAGGCCTTCCAGCGGCTCCATGCCTTCCATATTGCGCGCCTCGTTGCGGGCGAGCCATCCGGCATTGATGCCGCTCTGGTAAAAAAGCGCCCGGGCGGCGGAATCGCCGCGCAGCAGCTCGTGGAACTCGAATTCGATGTCGATTTCTTCATCGTCGAACAGCAGCTCGGCGATGATGCTTGACTCCCACATGGTGGCGCGCGGCTGGAGAGCGTCCTGGATGTATTCGAGCGACTGCTGCTCGATGTTGCTGAAGGTGGCGCGGTCCAGGTCGCCCAGCTTGTGCGGCGGCACGCCGAACCAGCGGGCGATATCGCTGACCGAAAATTTGCGCGACTCCAGAAACTGCGCGTCTTTGTTGGTTACGCCGACTTCGTGGTATTTCATGCCCTGGTCGAGCACCATGATCTTGTGGCGGTTCATGCCCGTCTGCATCTGCTGCATGGTGTCGCGGAATATCTGGCGCGCTTCCTTGTCCTTGAACATGCCGGGCATTTCCACCCAGCCGCCCGTGGGCTTGGCATCGTTGGCGAAGAAACGCGAGCCGTATTGCTGCGCAGCCAAGCCGGTGCCGATCGATTCGCGCGCGCATTCGATGACGGAAATGCCGGTGATGCCGTTCGAAGACATGCCGCGCAGGTGCCACATGGAGCCGCGCGGCACGTTGCGCTTGGTGCCGTCCGGGTCGGTGACGACATAGCGGTAATCGCCGTTTGGCAGCATTTCCACCTTGACGCGGTCCGGGTGGCGCGGGGTCAATTCGGTGATCTGGCCGCGTCCGTTGGCGGAAATTTCGCAATACGCATTGCCGCGCAGTTCGAGGTGCCCCTGCAGCATCTGGCGCCACTCGAAGGCGTTCTGGAACCTGTTGGGGCGCTTGTTGAGCAGCGCCAGCAGCGGGTGCCTGGCGATGCGCTTGCGCGTGCCCGCTTCGTAAAACGATACCGGGAACATGGCCATGTGGCTGGACAGCAACTGCACCGCGCGGAATACGGCTGAAAGCCGCATGGCCGAATCGGACGATACGCGCATGCCGCTCAGCGTGGCGATGGATACCGGCTCGAACCAGAATTCGCCGTAGGGCGACCTGTCACCGCTGTCGGCTTTAATTTTGCTGATCCACATCAGTCGGTTTCGCCCGGGGTTGTTGAGTAGACACCAATGCGCCAGGCCAGGACTGCGGCCAGCACCAGCAGGACAAAGCCGCTCACCATCAGGCCATAGCCCACGTTGACGATGATTCCGCCAGCCGTGATGAGCAGCCATGCAGCCAGCAGGCTCATGTTAAGTATTTTGATGTGCATTGGTTAAGAGCCTATTCCCTGGGTCACGAGAAATTTGCCGAGTCCGGAAATCTGCACCGACCCCGAGCTGGAGACTTCGTAGGTGTGCGGGCCGATCTGCGAGGTGATGAAATCGGCGTGGTAGTTTCCGGCCGAGTCATGCACGATGGAGGAGGATATATCCGTCACCACCTTATCCGGCGTCTTGATTTGCAACGTCAGCTCGGATGAATCAACCGGCGCGCCTGCGCTTGTGGTAATGGTAAAGGTTATCCTGGCCAGCGTGCCTACAATGTATTCGTTCATGCGGCATCGCTCATTTGAATGTCCCACGGGCAGCCATCATTCATTGCAATGCGCCAGGGCGCGTAATCGCTGACAAAAATCCGGCCAACCGACACCGGCAGCTCAGCCGCCAGAATTCCGGCTGCGCAAATGGCCGCAACGCCTGGCAGCGAAGTTATGGTGCTGAATTGCAGCCCAAGCTGCCCGACCGCGCCAGTCGCCGCCACGCCGAGCGGGAAAGGGATGATCTTCGCGCCGACGCTCCCCGCGGAACAGGTCGCGCTCACTCCGGCGACATTGCCGAACGTGGCATAAATGACGTTCGAGGCCTCGCACGTAGCGTAGACGCCACTTTCGTTTGCGGCTTGCGCAATAGATAGCGAACCTGCCGCCACAGTTGCAGCCACGCCTGCCACGCCCACGCCAAACAGCGGCGCAACCACGCCTACGGCTGACGCGCCGGATATGCCCGCTGCGCTGGGCTCTACCAGCTCGGTCACTATGCCCGCTGCGCTCACGCCGGCGGCGCCGACTTGAATCGCTCCGATTTGCGCTCCAAGCGCGCCCGCGCTGCCCGTCGCGTATACGCCGTTCAGTGCATATGATGCCGAACTGCCGGAGGATGCCGAAATCGTCCCGGCTGCTGCCGCGGCGTACACGCCGGTTGCCGTGGCGTAAATTTGTACGCCCATGCTCCCCGTGGCGCCGGTTGCATATACCCCGATGGCTGGGGGCTCGACCAGCGCGCCAACTGAACCGACTGCACAGGTGCTATATACGCCTTGAGCGGTGAGATCGCCGCTTGCCTTCGGGATTGCGCTTCCGACTGCACATGTACTTGATACGCCAGTGACGCCGGCTGATGCCTGTGGCGCCGAAGTTCCAACGGCGCATGTTGCGGATACCCCGACAAAAGCCGGGTTACCTCCTGCGGCAGCGGGGAAAACGCTAACCGGATTGGCCGAAACATAGTCGAACCCGAGCATGGCTTACGGGTAGCTCCACACGATCGCCAGAATGTTGGCGATGTCCGTCTCGTTGTTTGCCGGGATCACGGGCTGGTACGCGGCGATCTGCGCAGCCAGCGCGTTGTACTTCGCCCTGCATCCGGTCAGCCAGTTCACGCCTTGCGCAAAAATTGAGTAGATCGAAGCCGCGTCAAACCATACGTTCGTGTAGGTTGTGACTCCGTTTGTCGTGGTGTACGTCGCCACCAGCAGCCCGAACAGCGCCCATTGAATCGTGCCGTCGGTAACTTCCTGCTGAAACTGCGTCGGAAGCGTGGGCTGCGTGGTGCCCGCCGTGCCGCCGGTCATGGCGATATAGTATTCACCGTTCACCTGAATCACGTCGAACTGGTTGACCGTCATCGCTGCCGACCACGGCTTCGCGCTCGACATTTTCGCCAATACCGTCGTGGCGTTCGTCTGCAAGTTGCTCTGATCCTGCGCCCCATAGCAGATGTTGTACGTGCTGGCCCCTACCTTCGCCGCAAACCCGGCAAGAATGGCAGCCTGGCACGCCGCGCTGATCGCCGCCGTCTGCTGCGCCTGAACTTGCGACAGCGGTATCGGCGCGCTGGTATAGGTTCCATCGGCGTTGACGGTGTAGGTGTAGTAGAGCGGGTTCGGAGCTACCGGGTCAGTAGTCGTCCACAGCAGCCCTGCTGCGACAAGCTCTGAAACTACATCTGGTCGCTGGTCGAGCAGCGCCGGGAAAATGTTCTGCCCGTTGATAATCACCCCCGAATCTGGCAATTTCGTCAGGGTCTGGCCGTCTGGTTTGTGTTGGTAGAGCATTAGTAAACCCCCGAATTGAAGCCTGACGGCACGCTATAAGTAAAAGCTGACGCACCGAAGTTGGCTGTAACTTGGCCTGTACTACTAGAAGTGCCTGAACGTGACCACGCGGGGAACAAAGTTCCTGATATGCTTGAAACCGTCCCCACAGATGATCCATTCTTGTAAAAGGTGACGCTTCCTGCGCCTAAATCTAACGCGATGCCTAAAACATCGCCGGTTGCATAGCTTGGCACAGTCAAAACATTGGCGTTGTTGTGTAAAATCGCTGCGCCGTTCCAACCCCAACCATAAGCGTCCGAACCGAGTATGATATTCGTTGCCGATGCAGATGTCGTGAACCCCACCGACAAGGCAGCATTAGCGTTATTTACCGTTATCTCCCAATACCATTTACCAGAACTCTCTGACTTGTTTGCTCTTCCCAAGTTTTTAGTTGTGGAGGTTGCTGTAGCGGTCAGATTGGCATTACTTATGGTTATTGCCGAAGATTTGTCGGTCGTGCTCCATGTCGCGTAAGTGTGGCTGACACTACGCGGTTCGCCCATCATCCCAGCCATAGCAAGCGCCGCTCCCACATTCATCAGGCAACCCCAATGCAGTTCCACTTGCTGTTATCAGTGGAGTATTGAAAAGTCACTCGCAATGGCGTACTGGCAACCGTTGTAGTCGGCAACGCAACAGAGGTTGCGGCATATACGGAGTTCCACGAAAGCGCCCTTGCTGTGCCGTTGTCTGTCAATATGAACTGGAACACCTGGCCGTCTGATGGTGTTCCAGAAGGCGCTCCAATGGTAGGCGCGACTGATAGGGCCGTCTCTTTGTGAATATCGTATGACGCACAGTTGGGGGCTGGCGCACTGTTTGACGCTTCGCTGAATACTCGTGTGGGCGTGGACAGACTTATGCCGCCGTTGGTGTAACTGACACCGACCTGACCGTTGGTGCTGAATATGTTGACGCCTGCCGTCGAAAAATTAACCGCCGTCTGCGCCCAACCAATCCATGTGGCTCCTGGCTGCAACGTAATTGGGGCATTCGCCGAAAGCCCGTCAATCGTGCCGCCCGCGCCTCCATTCGCTGCCGAGTTGGGATATACCAGCAGGGTGTAAGAACTCTGTGAGTTGTCTATAAAATAGAGCGGAGAACCACCGATTGCAGGTGGCACAGGAAGCATGACGCCTTGCCCATTTGCAGTGCCAACCACAACCGAAAGCGGGCTTACAATCGCTGTTGCGCCCGCCTGGTTTGAACCGGCGGGAACGATATTGGAATTGCCTTGTATGCCCTGCTGAAACACCGACAGCAGCAGCGCAGCGGGCGCGTCGAGCCATACCTGCGTTGTGCCGCCAGACAACGACAGCAGCGATCCTGTGCTGGAGTACAACAGGTTGCGCGTCAGCGTCCAGTTCGTGCCGCTGGTCAGCGTGCCGTAACCCACTTCCCAATTTGAGCCGTCGGTCAGCTTGTACGCCACAACATCGCCAGTCGTCGCTGCGGCGCTGACGGCGCGTGTGTTGCTTTGCGTCGCTACACCAGCCAGGGTGACGGTTCCGGCTCCCGACGTGGTGGTCGAGTCGGTTACGCAGTCATAGGTCTTGATGACCGGAGAGGTCATGGTTTATTGGAGGCGCAGCAGTGCGTTGGAGGAATTGTTGGTCGGCATCAGGATGGTGAAGGTGCCGCTGGTCACTGTCTGCGTTCCGCCAAAACTGCCTACGTACACTGCTTTGTTGCTGGCAGATGCGTTGTACATCACGGCCCCAGAGGTGCTGAAAGAGGCGGATGTCCACGACGGGTTTACCGCTGGCGTGGTATAGGCTGTGGTACCGGACGAGGTCGGCGTGGTGTTGTTCGCCGCCGTGATGTCGTAGCCGCCCGCCGTATAACCGGTGCCGGATGTCTCGTCGCTGTTGCCGGTGACGTTGCTGTAGTTGGTGGTTGCGGCGCCATAGGTGCCGGTCAGGGTCGCCTGCAAAAGCGCAACCTTGAAGTCGTGGCCGGTGCTAGCGGTGAAGTTGTGGACGCCTTGCAGGAGTTCCTGCTTGGCGCTCGTCGGGAATGCTGTGGTCACGGATCCGCTCATGGCTTAAACCCCTGAATGAAATTGGTTGCGGAAAGCCACGGCCTGGGGAACGCCCGGATTGCGGTCGGCATGCCAGCTGCGCTCGATTTGGATGGACGTGGCAAAGTGGCTGGACAGCAGCGCCTTGATATTGGGTGCCATTTCGGGGTTGGCAAAATCCGCCTCCCACGGCGTGCCCTTGGCAGCCTGGATGATCTGCGCCACGGCATCATCCAGGGAGAGGTGATCGTCCGGGTTGTTGGGAGCTTGCAGGCGATCATGCCCGATAGCGGCGATCTGCGCGCGCTCGCCGTTTTGTACGGCGGCGTGATGCCCTTCCAGTATGTCTATGATGGCCGCTTGCAGTTTCACCGCGGCCGCGCGCTTTTCGCCGGCGACATGCTGGGCGATGTCTACAATGTTTGATGCCGTCGCTTCCGCCCACTTTTCGGGCGAATGCGGGCCTCCGTTCGTTATCAGAACGTTTTGCATTTTTTCTCCTTTCAGAATTACTGCCTAAACCACCATAAGTTCGTAGTCGGACCCGATCACCGCATACTTTGGATCGCCCGCCACCACCGCGCGCGACATGGCGACGATGAGTGCAATCGCGGCGTCAATTTTGTTTTGCGGGCGTTGCTTGCGCGGGAAGATGTTTTCGTTTTTGTCCGTAAAGACTTCGACGTTGCTCATCATCCAGACGAAGGCGGGGTTGCCGTCGTGATGGAACCTGCCCGCGTCTATCAGCGCGGCGATTTCTTTCATGGGGTCGCTGAGGTAGCGCGTTTGCTGCGGCACGTCCACGACTTCGATGCCCTGGTTCGCCAGGTTCGCGCCCAGCTGCTGGCCGCCCCACGGATCTTTCGCCACTTCGCGGATGGCGAAGGTTTCGGAATCCGCGAATATTTCTTCCTGGATCATTTCCAGGTCTATCATGTTGCCGGGCGTGACTATTAAGTGACCGGAATTGACCCAGCCCCGGTAGTGCGCGTTTTCTGGCTTTTGTGTGGCTGCCTCGGGTACATAGTTGCTCGAAAAGGCGAAGTAGTGATCCGCGCCGTCAATTTCGCGCTTGAATATGTTTAATTTGCTCGCGATGTCTTGTTTGCTGGCCAGATCGAGGCCGATTATGCATTCTTCGCCCGCAAATTGTTCTTTGGTGAGCGAGGGATCTCCTGCGCATTGCAGGTTGTGCAGGTTTATCCAGGGCGAAGCCGCCGCGCACCAGATGTTGAGGTGTTTGGTCTTGAATACGTTTTGCTTGCGCGGATCCGAGACGGCGTCGCGGAGCTGCGTTTTAAGGAAATCGATATCCACCGAAACCCCGAAGTTGGGGTTGGCTTTGATCAGTGCGTCTTCGGTGGTCCAGTCGTCCCCTTCGTCTATGGTGAAGATGATGCCGAAGCGTTGGTCGTTCTCGATGGTGCCTTCGAGTATTTTTTGCAGCTCCACCTGGTGCGTGTAGCACGGGCCCGAAACATCCGTGCCCGCCGTGGTGATGCCAAGCATCAGCGGCTGCGAGCGCGCGCCCATGCCGGTCTGCATGGTTTCGTAGAGTTCTGCCGTTTTGTGTTCGTGGTATTCGTCCACGATGGCGCAGCTGGGCGATGCGCCGTCGCCAGGCTTGCCGATCACGGGCTCGAATTTGCTGTTGGTCTGCGCCACCGACAGGTTGGAGGCGTTGACTGTCACTCCGTACCGCTGCCTGAATTCCGGCGTGGCGCGAGCCATCAGCAGGGAGGGCCGGAATACTTCCATGGCCTGGTCCTGCGTTGTGGCGCCGCTGTAGACCTCTGCGCCGAATTCTTCATCGACAGCCAGCATGAAGAGGCCGACGATGCTGGCCAGCGTGCTCTTTGCATTCTTGCGCGGAACGAATAAATCTGCCGCGCGGAAGCGGCGCTTGGACGTGACGCGGTGCACCCAGCCGAAGACGCTTGCCAGGATGAATATCTGCCATGGCTCAAGCTTGATGCGCATCTGGCGCGCAGCCCAATCGCCTTTGATATGCGGCATCAGCTCTGCGAAGAGGCAGATGCGCTCTGCCGGGCGGTACGTTTTGTCTTGGGCGTCTGTCAGCTCAGGGTTGAATATGTAGGGCCATGCACCATCTTCAACTCGCGCCAGGTCATTGAGGTGACGCTGCCCGGCCAGTCTTACCCATTTGCAGGCTTTGATGCGGCCTTCGACAACGTCGCGCGCGTACTGCGTGGCGATGTCGCCGAAATTTTGTTCTATAGCCGGTCCCATTGGCTTTGCCCCGCGCCGTCAAGCGGAAGGGAGGCTTGCCGGTTGTCGCTCGGGTTGACGCGCCCGCGCGAGCTGGGCGACATGCCGAAGCTTTGCAGGTACCAGTGGACTTCCTGCGCGGCTCGGCGCTGCACCACCCAGTGGTGCGAGTAGATCAGGGAGCCGTTCGGGCTGGGCACCATGATGCCGTCGCCGCCTTTCCACACTTCGCCCTTGGCCTCGGCTTCGATGCGTCCGGCTTCTGCAGCATCCATGGCGCGCGTGAGCATCGTTTCGGCCCACACCATGCGCGCCCATGCCTGGCAATACAGCGCCAGGGCAGCGCGATCAAGCTTGGAGATGAGACCATACCGCACCAGCTCGGCTGATATGCGGCGCCATTCCTTTTTGGCCTCTGTCCATAAATGCTTGGGGCACGATGGAATCTCAACCTCGGGATTGAACTCGTGCAGCAGCTCATCAAGAGATTTTTTGCTGGCATTCCCGCGCAGCAAATGAACGTTCGCCGGGAGCGGCTTAGGCCCTCGTGATCCCATGTCAATTTACTCCATCAAAAATGCAAACGGGCGACCCGTTTCCGGATCGCCCGCAGAAAAATAACCGTGAAGATGTCTGCACCCAAGGCACTGACCACCCCCCCCTCCCCAAAACCCCCGCACGTAAAAATTTGTGTACCAACCCGGTCTAGAGAATTTTGCTCCCAGGGATTTGACCCCCCTATCCCCAGCGACCATCCTCGCGTGCGGTCTTGCTGTCGTGGCATCGCTTGCTCATGGCCTGCCAGTTGCTGCGATCCCAGAAGAGCTTCATATCACCCTTGTGTGGAATTTTATGATCCACGACTGACGAGGCTATCGTTCTCTTTTGCCCTGCAAGACAATCGGGACACTCGCACAACGGATGCTCGCGCAGGAACTGTTCACGCGCCTGCTGCCACTTGTAGCCATAGCCACGCTTCGTTGATGATTCGCGCCGCTGCTCTACCTGCTGCTTTACCTCGCGCTTGTGCGCCTGGCAGTAGCCGCCACCATCACGGACAAGGGCACTGCATCCTTGTTTCCTGCACGGTTTTGCGGCGGCGATGGGCATAACAAAAAACCCGTCAGGCTTGCGCCGTAACGGGTTGATTTCCTCCGGGGGCAATTCCCCCAATAACTGATTGGCGCACATTTTGGTGAGTTGCTCCAAAAATGTCAAGTGATATTTGCCTGTAAGAAATATTCAAGTGCTGACTCATAGTCCGGCGGTCTATCCCAAGCGTTTCCGCATTCTTTCTCTCAGACCAGCCGAGCCCGAGCATATGCACCTGAATCACAACAACGCGCTGCACTTTAGGCAACTTGCGGACAGCCACATCCACATCCATCGCAAGCAAATGATCTTCGTCAACGCCCATCGGCACCTTCGATTCATAACCTCCGCGATCGCCACCATCGCCGCCGCCCAAGATACAAGAAGCGGCAAAGCCAAGCGCGCCGCCTTCGCATCTGATCGCCCAGCGCCCCCACTTATCCAATGCGGCCTTTACAGAAGAAAACTCACCTGATTTTGCTTTCATCGCTTCATCCCTTTCAAAACCTGCCTCACCAATACCTGGATACGTCTCGCTTTATGTTTCCGAAGTTGAAGCAACTTACGACGTTCGGCGCGCTTCCGGTCCAGCGCATCAGCCGGATCGCCGTACATCCAAAACGGAAGCGCTCTCATTTTTTCCATACCTCACCAAGGTATGGAGCAGGTATGGAATCCCGGAAGCCGCATAAACAGGACATCTTCCATACCTTCCATACCTTCCAGACGTAAAACGAGATACGCACGCGCGCGCGTATATGCGCGGGCGCATGCCTGCGCGCTCGCGCTCGCACGAGGGAAAGGTGTGGAAGGTATGGAAGGTATGGAAGAGCAAGCACTGGCGCGGCTTCCAGCCTTCCATACCTATGCCATACCTTCCATACCTCGTGGCTAAAATGGGACATTTTCTTCCTCCCCATTCTGCTGCGCGGGCTTGTTGCTTGTCGACTTTGCCGTTTTCTCTGGCGGCTTGTACCAAAAGCGAATCATGCCGTTGCGTCTTTCAACCTTCTTGCACCCGAGCTTCCGCAAGGAATTGCCAACTCGGGTTTGTAAATCCCGCGTCAATTTCGATGCATCCAAATTCAGGCCGTCACAAGCGGCCATTGCGAGGCTGAATTCCATGGTTCGCCCATAGACCCAATCGTGCAAAAGGTCGACTAGCGAATCCTGTTGCTCACGCTTGAGTTGCTCCGGGTCAAAAATCTCGCGCTGCTCGTCGGAGGTTGGCCAAAACCGCTCGCCCTTTTCAAACCTGACAAGTGCCTCGGCAAACAACTGATCCCGAACCGACCTGAGCCCCTCGATATTTACGTCATGGTCAACACCAAGCGGCCAGAAGCGCCGTCCGCCAGTCGGGTCCTTATTCCACTCCCATTCATTTGTAGTTCCGGCAAAAACAACCTGGCGGGGGCAGCGGATTTCACGCCGCCCGTATACAGGACGGTATTCGTCAATACGCCTTGAGATAAAGCTCTTCTGCTTGCTGGATTCATGCTTGGCAAGCGATCCCAACTCCTGAAATTCATGCAGCATCTTGCCGCGCAAGGCGCTCATAGAATCTTTGTTGTCCAGATTGATATCGCTGTCGCTGAACCACTCACCACCAAGCACAGCCAGCGCGCTACTCTTCATGCGACCCTGCGTGCCTTCCAGCACAAGGCAGTAATCAAACTTCGCGCCCGGCTTCATCACGCGGGCAACCATGCCCATCAGAAACCAGCGCGACACGCGCATCGAATATTCGGTTTTTGGCACGCTCAGGTAATCGCTCGCCCAATCATCCAGACGCGGGATGCCATCCCAAGTAAGCGCGCGCAGCCAGAGTCGCGGCGGATGGAATCCGTTCTCGCGAGCAATGACCTCGATGGCTTCACAAACAAGAACGGATGAAGGTGTAAAACTATAAGTGCGTGAGAGCCACATTGCCGTACGTGAATCATCGGTTGACTCCCATTCCCCGGTCGCGCCACCATGAAACGGAGGCGGCTTGAGCTTTACCACGCGCTGCGCAAATTCATCAAAAGCGACGACGCCTTTCCACTCTTCGGCATTAGCCAGAATGTCATGCACATTCGCCAGGCAAGGCACCAGATCGCCATGCTTCTTGAGCAACCTGAATTCCCACGACGCGCCCAAAGAAACCGGCTCTTCGGCTTCGGGTAATGGATCAGCGTCAGAACGCTCGCCGCGCAATTTGCGAATGCGCTGCTGGAACTCCGTGCCGAGCCCTTTCCCGGAGAAGTCCATCAATTCTCCAAAAAACTTCTCGCCAAAGGCCTTTCTTGCATCCGCACCCGCTGCCAGGGCGAGCGTTTCGGTTCCCCATTCCTTTAGAGCCACGAATGCTGCGCCGTACCCTTCGGGCAACTGATCATCAGCAAAAAAATCGACTATCGAAAGCACACCGCAGCCGAAGCCGAGCAAAATCTTCTCGATCTTAAGCGCGGCCTGCCAGCCAGGCTGGCGCTCGCGGGGAAGAATTGCGCCTCCCACAACATCATCGCGCCGGACCTTTGCGCGCTCGCGGGTCAGCGTCGGCCAAATCGAAACCTTGCGCCCCTTGAGAGGCGACCAGTCCACCTCATCTATTTTCCGCATACCGCCGGGCCACGAAACTACCGCAACCCCGCCACCTGCCCATTCGAACAGCTTCCGCGCCCAAAAAGCCTCATGCTCGTCAAACACTACCAAAACAAACCCGAATTCCTTGCCGGCATCACCGAGCGTCTCAAGGCCATAAAGAGGGCGATATCGCGGAAACTGAATCCAGCGCCAGCCGCGCATGCCGTCCTGATCCACGCACCATGTAAGCGGCAAATGCACAGCTTCGCCGGATGAAGTCATGAACCGGGCCACATAGCCCAGCAACTGACCGTCCTGGTCAAGGTACTCGAATGAACGCAGCGGCTCCCCGCGTGTCCCATGGCGCACCTTGGCCTCGGGCGTTCCCCCAGGCACCGGCAGAATCGGAGCCCAGATCGAGCGCGCCTTATCTGATTTCATTACCCAACCCTGGAATCACAGCATCCCCATTTTTAATTTTCCAGCGCTCGATCACCACACGCTCCAGCTCGGTATAAAACGCTGCGCTTTTCGTCTCTTTAAAACGCCCCATCCAGCCGCGCCGGAGAGCCCTCACAGGAATGCTCCCGACGAAGCGCGCGACGCAACACACCCGTCCAAAGTCATAAACACCCCGATCCTTCACGCATAGCCCGCACAGAGCACCTTCCACCGTCAAACCCTGTTCTTGTCGAAATTAGCACGCTTCTCACGCACACGAACGATTGCTGCCAGATAGTCGGCATCGTTAAAATAAATCTTGCGGTCCGGGTCGGGATACCGCTCGATAGCCTCATGGCTCGGGCGCCGCTCCTCCTTAACTTTGGCCGACGGTTTATTTTTCTTCATCCCCATTTCTTTCATTGTTCGATGGCACCCATAGGCCGGCCAGAGCGTTTCACTGGCGATGCGCGTCTGCGCACTGGATGCGGCGACATGTTCTTAGGGGGAACTCTTAAAACCCGTTTTTATCTTTCCCGCGCCTTCTTCGGCGCTATCTGTACACCCAGCGCGGCCACCTCTTGAAGCAGCGACTCCAGCCGCTTCATCGTTGCGGCCTCGGCGATCGCCTGGTCGCCCAGGTAGCGCGCGATCAAGTAATAAACCGGAGTCAAATCTCCCTGCGTCTGGATATACCGCTCCAGATCGTCCACGCCGAGCTTGCGCTGGCTGTCGTCGCTCAACATGCAAGACAGATTCCCGGGAGCCACATCCAGCGCCCCGGCCACGCGCGTAAGGCCGCGCTGGTAAACACCAGCGGTCACAACGTCCCGCACATTCCTAAATCTTTCAGTAAGTTGCGGCTCAAGATTAAGCGTCAACTGCAAGTTTTCAGCACTCATCTGTGATAACTCCTGATATTTTGTTTTATCCGGGATTTTCAGCATTTATCAGTGCCAGCGAGTAAAAAGCTGGCCATGCAAACCACGAAACTACCCTCAAAAAAAATCCCGTCCGGGTTTGCCAGCCGGACGGGACCACCCCGCACCTGTCGGGCGCGGCACCTGCGGAGAGCAGATTCAGTTTGGAGGGCATTTAGCGCTCCACCTCAATTTTTACGACAACCCCACGCCGGAGCCAATAATGGACACGCGCCCAATTTGGCTCCAAGCGGGAAATCCGGCACATCCACACAAGCCACATCAAATAAAACCGCAGCCACCAGCGGATACGCACGCTTACGCGAATTTCGTACAAGGAAGTCATGCGCCCTCCGTAAAAGGCGGGCACCCGCAGCCGTGATAGGATGGAGCTCTCACACAACACACCATCACGAAAGGGATGCTCCCGCAAAAAACGCCCGGGGCGCAGCTCGAATTTCTGGCGTAAGAGCTTCATGCCGCCTCCTGGTGAACTTGCCTGGGCATCCCGTCGTCAGGATGAGGGTAAATGTCATCACGCAATTCATGAGGCGTTACGCGCCATTCGGTTGCCAGCGCGATCGGGATCACATACTCGGGCGGCGGAGTTTCGCCCTTAAGGCCGTTAAGCCACTTCCAGACATGCCCCTGTTGCACGTTGCTACCGGGCATAACTCGGCGGATAGCGGCGGCCAGGGCGACTTGGCCGTTCACCAATTCAACTGCTCTCGATAAGGATTCTTTACTCATGATTCGCACAGAATACGCCAATGGTTGTACTAATGTCAACGCCCTTAGTTGTTTGCCATTTAACAACTTTGGCAGTACAAAGCCAAATATGGAACTAGGAGAACGACTTAAGGCCGCAAGGAAGAACGCCAAGATAGGGCAAGAAAAGCTTGCTGAACTGTCAGGCGTTTCTCAGCAAACTATTTCAAAAATAGAACGCGGCAAGGTCGAGGCGTCAGGCTTTGTAGTACACCTCGCGAGTGCATGTGGAGTTCGTCCCGAATGGTTAGCGATGGGAGAGGGTACTATGTGTGCTGATATTCAAAAGAATACAGAGTCAGGTCCAGACATAAGGGGTAGAGTTCCGCTGGTTTCTTGGGTACAGGCAGGAAAATGGGGCGAAATCATTGATAATTTTTCAGCAGGCGATGCCGAAAAGTGGCTACCCTGTCCTGTCAATCACAGTAGTGGTACATTCGTCCTGCGTGTACGCGGCGAGTCTATGTTTAACCCGAATGGGCGTCCTTCGTTTCAGGATGGTGATCTGATATTTGTAGATCCTAACCGTCAAGCAGAACATGGTTCTTTGGTTGTAGTGCGCCTTGAAGATGACAAGGAAGCTACATTTAAACGGCTGGTGATAGAAGGCAAAAATCAATATTTGAGGCCTCTTAATCCTGCATGGCCTGAGCAAGTGGTGCAGATCAATGGAAATGCTACAATTTGCGGTGTTGTAATATTCAAGGGAGAGGAACTGTAAAAAGTGAAAAAGAGAATTTTTTATTCTTCCGCGATTTTCCTTGCCGCCTTAGTCGGTTATTCCAGTTTCGGATTTTCAGAAATATTACTCGGCATCCTAAAATGGAGCGATGCGAAACTCATTATTTCACTCTCATTGATAATTTCCACAATTGCCTCAGTAATTTTTTTCTTCAGCCTTAAAGCGGCGGGATTGGGAAATAAACCAATAGACAAAAATTATAAGCCAACCAGAAAATTTATAATTTTTACATCAATACTGACAGTTATAAGTTTTTCTTTTGGATTAGTTCAAGCACATTCTGATTATGTTGAAAAAGAGCCTGCAATAAAAAAGGCTGAGGAAATACAAAAGAAAAAAGCCTCTTTAGCTGATGCGGAAAGAGAAAGAGAATCAGCTCTTACACCGGAACAAAGGGCTGCGGAAGCAAAGATCAATGCAGATCGGGCGCAAGCCGCCTCCGATGCAGAAAAGAAAATAGCCCAGGAACAGGAAACAAAAAAGAAGCTGGAAAGCGATGCAAAAGCAAAGCGTAACTTGCAAATGACCATTGCTGCAATGGGTGCCCAAGATTTAAAAAACAGCATGAAAGACCCAGACTCTTTTGAGTTGAAATCCCTTCTGTTTATGCCTGACGGCGCTGCCTGTTATGAATATCGAGCAACGAATAGTTTTGGCGCTCACCTTAAAGGTGAAGCCGTCTATACGCCCAAAGGAAAACTTTTAGTACATGAACAAAACCCAAATGCGTTTATTTCAGCTTGGAACAAAGAATGCACTGTTTCAAGCGGCGAGGAAATAGCCTTTGTTGTTAATCAGATTGGCCTTAAATGAATCTCTTTTATGTCTACTGGAGAAGCGATTCCAGTATGGATTTTGCAGCTTCCTTGACCACATAGTACGTTAGATCTAGCCCCTTTCTGCGCACCAACCCCTTCACCTGGTTCCACACCGAATGAGCGCGGATAGAATCCAACAGCTCGCGGCCTTCCCACGTTTGCGAAAGGCCCACGCAATCTTCCAAGCCATCACCGGCCACACACTTGGCACAGATCAGCCCAGCCTCATTCATGATCTTGAAGTGGTAGGACACCATCCGCGTGTCCCAGCCCGGCACGTCGCCCGGCATCAGCCTGCCGGATTCTGTCTTTTCCAACGCAAGAAGAATTTGCCGTACTAAATCCCAGTCTCGCTTCATCTCATCCCCTCGATTAAGCCGCAGGACACCCATGCGGTTTTTATTTTGCCACAAATACGCTTTTGGTTGTTGACAATTATACAACTATAGGCGTATCTTTCTCCCCGCTGCCACCCAAAAGGCAGTTTTTAAGGGGAGAAACCATGGCAAAACCCGGCTTCAAACACTTCAGGCCTTTAAGCCCGTGCTGCTTTAATGCTCAGTCGGGTTCCCGTCCATCTTGCGCAGATGAATCTCCGCTTCAACGGCGGCAAGCGCAAGAGTGGCTTGCTTCACTCCCAGCGCCGAAACCTTCCCCGTTGCCCTGGCTGCGCCTATGGCTTGTTGCAGATGCACATGCAACTGCCCCACGTCTAACTGCCGGGAAACGGCTGAAACTACGAGCGCTAATGCTTCGGCTTGAGCTTGCAGAACTTCTGCAAACGCTTCGCGCAAAAATTTTTCGTCCATATATCCCCCCAAAAAGCGACAGCTTACCTCAAGGAGAAAACGTGGCTCAAAAATTCATCCTGACCGGCCCGCAAGGCATCGGCAAATCAATCGAGGCGGAGCGCATTATCGCAGCCCTGAACCTCAGCGGCTTTTATGACGACTGGGATGGAGCCAGCGATTTCCCTGCAAATTCGCTGGCAATAACCACACTGCCGCGCGCCGACATGGTCTTTGATAACTCAGCGTCCATTCTGATCGTGGAGGATAGAAAAGCATTGCTCGATCTCGTTGCCGCACTTGAACGTGCAGCACAGACCAGGGCAGAAGTTCGCGGGTCCGATGGCGGATGCGGCCATGGTTTAGAGCGCCAACCCTATGCCCGGTTCGCCACGCCCTGCCAATGCGAGCAAGCAAGGAGAGCATGATGGCCGCTAAAAAAATCCACACCTACATCGGCGACCATGGGCGCGCGCTGTGCGGTGCGAACTCGGTCCGCAGCCCGTCCACCAAGATCGTCTCCAATAGCGATTTTGTCGCGCTCCCGCATGCAGAGCGCTGCGGCGTCTGCGCCCTGCGATATAAGGCGCGCGGCTACGCCATCGAAATCCCCAAAAAGAAAAGGCCGCAGCGCAAAGCCGCGCCGCGCCCGGCTCCGCAAACCCTCTGGTACAACCAACTTTAGGAGACGCCATGCGATTCGACCTAAAAAAAGCAGCACAACACGATATCGCGGACCGGCAATTCCGCGCCCTCAAATCCCTCGAAAATCACGACTACGAAATACAACTATTCGAGGACCTTTGCGAAGTCCTGCGCCAGCACGGCCTCAAATTCGCGGCTGGTATAGACACCGCGAGCATCGAAGATGGCCAGCCGCTTGAATACATCATCACCCTCACGCGCGACCTCTCGCACCAAGCGCCGGCGCTGCTCATCACGCTGAGAGACATGGGCTGCGAAATAAAATCCAGCCAGCGCAAAATCGAAGCGGCCCACATATGCAACAGCCACCACTTTTCGTGCAGCGAAGCGCCCGACTTCACCGTGCGGGTGATTCGCGATAACCACAGCCATGATGAAGCGCTGGGTGAAATGCAATCCTGCTTCGACAAGCTATGTTTGTACGACAACCTTGAGCAGTTCGTGCGCACGTCGCTGATCCCGGCCTTGAACCGCGCAGCTGCGGATGGCTATACCATCAACGAAAAATTCCTCAGCTTGGGCGAGGCAATGAGCGCTATCGGCGAGGTGCCAGCATGAAAGCGCGCCGCGACCTCACCAAAGCCCAGTTTTTTGAGCGGCTACAAAAGCTCGGCTTCAAACCAACCGGCTTTTGCGGCTACGTCACCTTGCCCGAGCCTTGCACCAACATCTCGGTGTGCGCATTCAATTGCGCAGGCAACCGCAGAGCCCAACTCGCCTATCTAATCGCCGAACATGAACGGCTCCAACGGAGGGCAGCATGAACGACCACGCCCGCCGCATCGCCCTCAGCCGGGCGCGCAAAAAACTCCACCGCACTATCGCGCTCGGCCTGATCTGCGCCGTGGCCGCGCCCTACATCCTCTATCTCATCGTCACCGCCCCCTGGAGCCCGCTATGAGCCTGCGCCGCCGCATCCATGCACGCATGAAGGCGTCTGCACGCTTTCTGTCAAACACCGTTTTCTGGATGCGCCGGGGGCACGCGCCCTGGGCGGCACTGGCGAAGGCGAGGGTCACGCTGTGAACAAACACGCCCAAAACCTGCGCGCCGCCCTCGCGCTGCATCCACAAGAAATCGCCAGCCTCTTCGGCAGCGGCAAGGTCGAAGCTGCGGCTGACGAAATCGACCGGCTGGAGCGGTTAGCGGAAATGTCCGGTGGCAACTCCTCTCAAGAATCGGACAAAGCATGACCCAGATAGCAATCCTGAATTGCCTCGAAAAACACGAAGCGCTCACGGCTGCGCAGTTGACCGAACATCTTGCCCTCGCCAAAGACGCCGTGGGCATAAACCTCGCTGCACTCACCCGCGCCAAGTTGGCGCGCGGCGAAAAAGACGAAACCACGCAAAAGCCGGTGTATGAAATCACCGCAGCGGGCCGTGCTTACCTGAAAGGCCGTCCGGCCCCATCAGCTCTTGCGCCTGAAATTGAGCTTCCTGGGGATGGTGATGACGATGCGGATGAAGCGAGCACGGCACCCGAAGAAACTGCCGCGCCTATTGCTCCAAAACCAGCTCCCCTGCCAAAAGTGCAGCCAAAAACTTCAATTCCGCAGCCAACCCAACCCCAACAGGAGAAAACAATGACGCAAGCCAAACCTGCCGCACCCCAAGTGCGCGGCTCGACCAAAGCCATTATCGAAGCCGTGACAAACCACCCCGGCATCAAATTCGAGCCGCTTTTAAAAGAGATCAGGAAAACCATTCCCGAAATCACGGAAAAAAAGCTCAAGGACATGACCTACCAGCTCGCCGGCACTGGCCGCATCGAAGCGCGCGGCCAGGGCGATGATCGCACCTACCATCCGGGCAAGGCCGGCAGTAAAAAAGCTGGCGCAACCAAGGCAGTTGGGCAGAAAAAAACCAAAGCCCCGGCAAAGGGCAAAGCCGCTAAAAAATCGTACCTCAAGGCAGCCGCGCCCGCGCCGGTGCCTGCGGCATCAATCAAAACCCCTGCGCCTTTGATGCCACAAGATCAGCGCATCCACTTTGGATTTGTGGCCTTTGAGGACGGCTCTTTGACCATCCGCAAAAACGACTCAACCATCCAACTCACCGCCCGCGAAGCCGCCGCCATCCAGTTCGCAAGCTTACAACAAGGAATCTGACCATGAATGCACCCCTGAATACCGCAGAAACCCCAACAGAAACGCTGCTGCATCCATCGCTGGACGAACTCGTCCCTTCGCCCACGCAGCCGCGCATCCGAAATGGCTTCGATGACGCCAGCCTGGGCGAACTCGCCGCCTCGATCGGGACTGTGGACGTCGCACAGCCCATCCTGATGCGCGTGCGGCAGGATGGCAAATATGAAATAGTTTGCGGCGAGCGGCGGTGGCGTGCATCGAGGCTGGCGGGCAAACGGACTATCCCCGCCATCCTGCGCACCCTCACCGATATACAGGTGGTGCAGATACAACTCATCGAAAACGTCCAGCGCAAAGACCTGGACGAAATCGAAGAGGCCGAGGGCTACCACAAGCTCCTGCAGCAGACCGATCCGGACACCGGCAAACCATTCACCGCGGACCGGCTCGCCGAATTGCAAGGCGTGAGCAAGGGCACCATCTATGCGCGGCTCAAGCTGCTGGATCTGTGCGCGGAAGCGCGCAAGGTATTCTTCGAGGGCAAGCTCGAAGCATCCACTGCGCTGCTCATCGCCAGAGTATCGCCCGAAAAAATCCAGATGGAAGCATTGGGCGACATCCTGCGGCAGGAAATGTCCTACCGCCGGGCGCGTGACCACATCCAGCGCAAATACATGCTCGAACTCAAGCAAGCCATTTTTGATATCACCGATGCCACGCTCGTCAAAAAGTCGGGAGCCTGCGCCGAATGCCCCAAACGCACCGGCAACCAGCCCGAACTCTTTGGCGACGTTAAAAACAAAGACGTCTGCACCGACCCGGTTTGCTACGGCATGAAAAAAGCCGCGCACTACCTGAACATTCGCAACCAGGCCGAGGCCGAAGGGGCGAAGATCATCACGGGGGATGCAGCGAAAAAAATCCTGCCGTATAACCACGCCAAGCACTATCTCGAGGAAAAGGGCTTTGCCACGCCTGACACAAAAATCCCCAATGACCCTAAAGGCCGCACCTGGGGGCAAGCCATAAAACAGACAAAAGCTCCGATCAAAGCCGCCATCATCGAGAACCCGCATGAAAAGGGAGAAATCATCCAGGCGTTCAACATGGCGGACGCTGCCAAGGCGCTGCGCGAACAGGGCTATGAAATTACCTTGCGCGGTCAGGATTTCCACCCGGTAAAAACCGAGAAGGAAAAAGCGGAAGCCTCCAGACTGAAAGCCAAAACCAAGGCCGAAAACATCTACCGCGCGCGCCTGGCGCAGAGTATCCACGAAAAGGCTGAACAAGCCCTTTGCGGCGAAAACCCGCAACTTCACCCGGAAATATTCCGCTTGCTGGCCAAGGAAATCTACAACCACTCCAAGGCCTATGCCGTCAAGAAAAACCTGGCCTCAACGGCCCTTGGTGCAAAAGCGGAAAAAATGATGGCGTACGAGATTGACCCGGCGTTCATCAAGCACATGGACACCCTCACGCCCCAGCAGTGCCTGCTCATCATGGTCGACCTGATCATCGCCCGCGAAGAAAAAGTAGAAGACTGGCAGGTAAAAAACAAAGACGAGCCGGACACCATGCTCGCGCTGGCCACCATGCACGGCATAGATGCCGCAGCCCTCAAAACGGAGGCCGAGCAGGAAGTCAAGACCGCGATGGACGCCAAGAAAAAGAAAGCAGCGCCCAAGAAGGCAGCGGCTACGCCCGCGAAAAAAACACCGGCCAAAAACGCCGGCAATTGGCCCTTCCCGTCGCCGGCCGAAGGCGTTGCCGCCAACCAGGATGCGCCGGCAGCAGTTAAACCCGCAAAGAAAAAATCAACCGCATCACAACCACAAGGAGCTACAGCATGAATGCACCAATCGAACATCCCCATCTTGAACTCAAGGAAGGCGAAAAACTCGCATTCAGCATCACGTTGCCGGACGGCAAAACCACCCACACCATCCTGCTGCCCGGCGACAACGACGACGCCTCCTGGGAAAAGCAAATGGAGTGGGCCAAATCCATCGGTGGGGACCTGCCCGATCGTTCCGAGCAAGCCCTGTTCTTCCAGTACATGCCGGATGAATTCCAGAAAGACTGGTACTGGAGCAACAAGCAGCGCGAGGCAGGGGCCGCCTGGGGTCAGTATGTCAGCAGTGGGAGCCAGCATTGGTACGGCAGGAGCGACCAGTGCCGCGCGCGCGCCGTCCGCAGAGTAGCCATTTAACCATTCAGTCATTCATCAATTGGAGCAGCCAATGAATAAAGCAAAAAATGCATTTCTCGCCTCCATCCTCAAGAAGGGCGAGCAGTACGCCGGCATCATCCTGGGCAAGGATGGCCAGCCTGACTATCACCTGGTATTGCTGCCAGGCGAAGCGGAGAAAGTGAACTGGCAAAGCGCCAAGGAATTTGCCGCCAAGGTGAAGGGGGAACTGCCCACGCGCCGTGAGCAGTCGCTGCTCTATGCCAACCTCAAGGAAGAATTCAATGAGGCCTGGTACTGGTCTGGCGAGCAGCGCGAGGCAGGTTCCGCCTGGTATCAGGATTTCTACTAT